TATTTAATAATTTTTCTAAATTAGTATTTAATTCGGTTTTATTTATATTTTTTAAAGTAGATATATTAAATGGAAAATCTAAATTATCATATTTATTTATTAATTTAAATCTTATATCTTCATCATCTAAATTTTCAGCTTTTTTTCCACTATCAAATAATAATTTTTTATTTAATTCTAAAATATTTTCAAAATTTAATTTTAATTTTTCTGTTAAAAAATGAATTAATTGATTATTTATCTTGAAATATTTACCTAATAATATTTTCGTTTTATTTAATTCATTATTTTTTCTTATTTCCTTCAAATATAAATTTAAATTATTAAAATTAACAGATATTATATTATCTATTAATTTTACTATTGTTATATTATTTAAACTATTTTTATGACATCTACATAAATAATCCAAATTTAATTCAGAATTAATTTCATAAGAAGATGGTAAATGATCATTGCCAAAAAAATAAAAAATTAACGCTAAATCATATATTATACAATTATTACTACTTTGAATATTATTTACTTCATTATATACTTTTAATATATTTGAATTAATTTTTTTCCCATCTATCAATTGAATAATATTATTATTTTTATAATTATATTTTATGACACTTAAATTTATGTCTTTGTCTATAATATTAAAATAATTTTGTTGAACAATGATTTGATGAATTAAATCTGAATCAATTGTATGTATTACAATATCACCAATATAATTTTTATTATATATCTCTCTAAAAATTTTATAATCTGCTTCACCATTATCATTACTTGAATTTACATTTATCTTAAATTTCGGAAATATATCTTTCATTTTAACCAATAAATAAATTTCTAATTTTTTTATTATCGTTGTACTTGGTCCTAAAGATTTATCTATAGTAAATCTATATTTTAACCATTTAAAATAATCATATGTTAAACCATTAAATTGTTGATAAGTATTCTCAATATTTTTAAAATAATCATCAAATTTTAATTTGCGTTCTTGAGATTCTAAATAATTTTTTATTCTTCTTCTTCGTTGTTCTAATATTTTTGAATATGATGGTATACCATCAAATATAATATTTATAGTTTCTAATACATTTGTATAATGTATATTTTTAATTAAATCAACTAGTTTATATAAAATTTTATCCATTAAAATATTATCTAAAATAGACTGATTGTTGTGTTGTTGTTTATTTATATAATTAATAAAATTAACAATTATTTCATCTTCATTAAATCCATCAAAAATATTTTCCAAGTTATATATATTATTTTTCCAATATATTTTTGAAAAATATTCCAATAATTTGTCTTCTATATTATTCTCATTAATTAAAGAAAAAGGCAAATTTAATATTATTTTTATTATATTATTTATTTCTTCTTCCAATTCAATTAATGCTTGATAAATTAAAAAATTAATATCAAACATTACATGATTTACAATTACTTTTCTTATATTTGATTCAATGTTTATATCTTCTATACATTCGTTATTTAAATTTTTAGATATAAATTGAAATAATTTATCAAAACCCATAATACCATATATTATTTATTATTCTTTATAACAAATAATATACATCTTGCAGACGAACGAGCAAACAAATATTATATTTATGTAGTTTTGATAAAAATAAAACAAATGTATAATTTAATTATTTAAATATGGAAAAATATCTTTATTCTGTTTACAACTTAAAATAAATTTTTCTATCATTGTTATCCATTTGTTCGTACCTTGTCCTGAATAATAAAAATCTTTTGTATGAGAATCACCCATTAATAAATATAAAAATTTTTTATCATTATGTTGAGTTATAGTAGATGAAGTAGCAGCAAATTGAATATCGACATTGAAAATATTTGAAATAGTAATAGAATTAATTAATGGTATGCAAATTTCTTCAAACTTATTATTTTCATCGATTATATTAAATTGTTGTATTAATAAGGAAAATACCGCATGGAATTCAGGAATTTCAGATGTTAATATATTTATATTTACTTTTTTAAATATATCATTAATTTCTTGAATAATTTTAAAATCTGTTATTTTAACTGTTAAATTATATATATCTTTTAAGGCAATCAATTTATTATTTGATAACTGTTTTAGTTTGTCTACATCTTCTTTATTTGAAGAAGTTTTTGATATTTTCAAATAAATAAACCACAAACTAACATTCGTACCATCTTCATTACAATAAATATAATTATTTGTATTAGCATCATATTTTACATAAAATGGTAATTTATAATTTATTCTATAAACATTTAAAATATTATTTATTTTTTCAATATTACATTTGGTTTTAATTTTACCATCTCTATCTAACCAATCAGTTGGTTCTAATTTAATAATATCAGAATCAATATTTTGTTTTCCTGACGAATTTATTAATATTATTGGATTTATTTTTTTTATTAAATCATCAATTTTATAATTTTTATTTTCATTATGTAAAATAATATTAGATTTCATACAAAAATATAATAATATTGTTTCAATAACACGTAATTCAATGCTTATACTATATGTTCGTTCATCAATCCTTATCATCAATGGTTTAAGATATTGATTAATATATTCCTCAAATATATTATCATTAAAATCAATTTGTTGAAATCTAGTATATTTTGATTTTCTAAATAAATTAATATTTCTAGTTTCTATTATAATAATATTTACATCTGGAAAATATTTTCTAAATTTTAATGCTGTAATTAAACCGATTGGTCCTGCACCTAAAATCATTATTGTTTTTTTTTTACTTGATAATAATATTCTATGCTTTTCATCGCTAATTTTAAATTTATCTAAAATAATTTCAGAATAAATATTTGTATCCATTAATAAATTTTGATAATTTTCTGGATTTTCATATTTTTCTGATAAATTATCAAAATATAAACCTAGGGTTGATGGAAATTCAATTATAGTTAATTCAAATACACACTCTAAATATTCTATATACATATTTAAAAAATTAAATAAAAGTTTTTGAAAATCAGAATTTATTTTTTCAGAATTTATTTCTGTGATACGTAATTTTAAATAATTAATTCTTTCTAATAAATCAAATTCTGGTATATATAATTTTTCTAAAAAAATATTTGTATTATTATTATTTTTTATAGTTGATTTTATCATTATGTTGGTATTATCATTATAATAAATAATTTTTGTAAATGGATAAATTTTTATTTTTTTAATATTATTTAAATTATAAGAACTTTCAAAAATACTCGTTAATTCTAAATTTGTTTTTGTTTTTAAATTAAATAATGTTATTGTATAACTAATATTTTTATTAATTTCCATTTCTGTAATATTAATTATTTTATAAATATCATTATTAATTTTTACTAAATCATTTATTCTAAAAATATCAGAATATTCATCAATAATTATAGAATCTAACTTGTTATCTAATTCATATGGAAAATTATATTTATTAATTGGTGAATTATCATCACTTGAATTATTATAAGATATAAATGTAACTATTTTTTTATTTTCATTTATGGCTTTTATTTTAAATTCCATTATTTTATTAATTATAACATGATCACCTACTATATAATCAGTAGCTTTATCAAATTCATGTATTATAGGGTTATTATAATAAAACATTAGCGATGTATTGTTATTTTTAAGATTTATAATATTATCAATATGTAAGTGTTTCTTAGACATAAAAATTGTTTCAAATAATAATTCTATTTTAAAATTTTTAATTGAAGTAACAATTTGTTTATTCATAAAATATAAATTAAATAAATAAGAATCACTCTGTTTTGCAATATCTTGGATATCTCCTATATATTCTAATAAATTTATTTGTGATTGTGATAATTTGTGTAAATTATATTCTAATGATTTATTTGTTTTTTCATTACCACCTTCTTGAGCTATACGACGATGACTAAATAGTTCGTTTATGCCTTTAGCAATGCCACTAAGGGGGTCTATAAAATCAATAACATTTTGATGCCTTGTTTCTAAAAAAAAACAGTTATCTGAATCTGGAAAAAGCATATTAATAATATATTTATTATAGTTAGTTTGAATTGTTTCTAAAATACTAGTATCTTGTGCGACAACGAAAGATACTCCACCTTTTAATATTGTATATTTTTTTTTATATTTTAAATATTTTTCATAATAATACATTTATATATAAAATAACCGAATATTTTAATATTAATGGATTAATAGTGTGTAATACTACTAATATTTAGCTATATCTTTATTTATTTAACTGACTATTTAAATAAATAAAATTTTATAAAATTATAATACTAAATTTTTAGTAATTTTTTTAAACTAATATTTTCCCTAAATTTTTTCCTCTAATATCAAAAAAAAATGTATATAAATTCCACTTTTTGATATTAGAGGAAAAAATTAAAAAAAATAAAAGAACAAAAAGAACAAAAAGAAATTTTAAAATTAGTACTTAAGAATAATAAAGAATTAGAACTATATAAAATAAAAGAGAAAAATATACAATTAGAAGAAATTATTAATAAATTATCTTTACCTATGAATAATCAATTAATTAATATTATTGAAGATAAGAATAAAAAAATAGTAGAATTAAATAATCAGTTAAAAAGTATAGATAACACAGAACAAATTACAGTAAATCAACAAATAACACAAATTAATTCATTAATGTTTAATGATGTTATTATAGTTTCAAGAAGTGAAGATAATTATATTAATGCGACCCAACTATGTCAAGCTGGTAATAAAAAATTTAATCATTGGTTTTCTTTAGATTCTACAAAACAGTTAATTAATGCTTTAGAATCCAAAGCCGGGATCACGGCTTTGGAATTAATTGAAGTTAATAAAGGTGGTGCTCATTTAGGTTCTTGGATACACCCTGATTTAGCTATACAATTAGCTCAATGGATATCTCCTATTTTTGCATTACAAGTTAGTGAATGGATTAGAAATTTATTTACTGATGGTAAAGTTGAAATTAAATTACATAATGAACTTAAAATAAAAGATAATAAAATAAAACTTTTAGAAAATACATATCTTAAAAAACATAAACGTACCGATTATTCTGATGAAAATGTTATCTATATAGTATCAACAGTTGAAAATATTAAAAATAGAAACTATATTATTGGTAAAGCACATAAATTAAAGAATAGATTAAGTACTTATAATAAAACTACTGAACATCAAGTTATTTATCATAAATCGTGTAAAAATGAAGATGATTTAAGAATAATAGAAAGTATTGTATTAAATAAATTAAAGGACTATAAAGAACAAGCTAATCGAGACAGATTTATTTTACCATTAGAAAAAGACATTACTTTTTTTACCAATATTATAGATAAAATTATTGATAATTTTTATATAATTTAACAATATAATATTTTCGAACTAATTATTTTTCTAAATTTTTTTCCTCTAATATCAAATAAAAAGTATATATTTATTCAACTTTTTTAAAAAACATATAAGGATATCTTTTCTATATACTTTATAATAGACCATGTTATATGAATGTAAAAAATGTAATAAAATATATAAAACTTATCAAACCTTATGGAAACACAATAAGATATTTCATAATAATAATGTAATTATACATAACGACAATGTATCTATAATAACTAATGACGTATCCATAAATAAAAACAATGTATCTATAAATAAAAATGAATGTATTTACTGTAATAAAATATTTAAATCAAGACAAAATAAATGGGAACATCAAACAAAACACTGTAAAGATAAAATTAAATCAGAAAAATTAAAGGAACAAGAATTAGAACTCGAAAAAATTAAATTAGAAAAAATAAATGAAGACAAAAATAAAGAATTAGAACTCGAAAAAATTAAATTAGAAAAAATGAAAGAAGAAAAAGAAATCCTAAAACTCAAAATAAAACTCCAAAATTGTAAACGATTAGATAACAAAACATTCAAAGCGGTAAATAAATTTTTAATGGATCGAAGTTTCAAGAATTCAAACAATAATAACATAAATTCACAAAATAATAATACAATAAATAACTATCAAATTTTATCTATTGGTGACGAACAATTACGAGAAGCATTAACGTTCAAAGAAAAGAAACAAATTATGAATGCAAGATTATGTTCACTGGATAAAATAGTAGAAATAGCTCATTGTGGTAAATACACTAAATTTAAGAATATAGTTATAACTAATCTTAAAGATAATTTTGCATATAAATATGATGAAAATAAAGGGTTTTTTGTTACTGTTACTAAAACTGAAGCTCTAGGTGATCTAGTTTCATATAGAACGATGGATATTGAAGCTATATACAACGAATTGTCATCAGCTAATAAAATTGATGACAAAACTAAAGAACTTATACAAAAATTTATGGACCAAATTGAAAATTCAGATGTTCCATATTATGATGTTAATGAGGATATTAAATATACGAATTATAAATCCTATAAAATTAATGATATTAAAATTTTATTATATAATAACCAAGACAAGATTACTAAAGATATTGCTTTATTGTTTACAAATGAATCAAATGACACTATTGAAGTTTAATGGTTCACTCTCAAATAATTTATTATCTCATATAATACTTTACAATCAATTTCATTGTATTTCTTTATGTCTTTCATTTCTTTTATTTCTAAAGAAACTTCATCATTATTTTTATAAATATTGTAAGCTAAAACTAATGCATCTGTTCCTGATTCACATCCACTATTTTCTTTCCAAACTGTTTTAATCATTTTGTTTTTATACATTGCTTTTGCAATTGATTTTAATTTATAATCTAATGCTCCTTTAATTGATATAGGCTCATTTATAAAAATATTATATATATCTATAAAATTTTTATCTGGTAAAGAAGTATATTCAAGCATTTTCTTTTTATAAAGTAATGGTTCTGCGTGAGTCCAATGTAAAAATACGGGTTCTGTTTTATTAAATTTTAAAAGAATACCATTCACATAATCCCAAAATTCATTTAGCATTTCTTCTTCATTTTTATAGTTTTTAGCTATTAAACATTTATATACCCATCTTTTATCAAAATAGCCAACACCAACCATAAAAATAAAGTTACTAGTATCTAAATTACATGTTTCGTAATCTAAATAAAATTCCATTTTATGTTCGTCTGTGTTTCGCCAATCTAGTTTATCATATAAAATTTTATCTGGTTTAATTAAATCATTACTACGGTTTGTATTTAAAATTAAATCTACTCTAGTACTTAATTTACCATTTATATTTAATGCTTCAGAAGTACAATTTTCATTAGTCCATTCAAGAATATTTTTTTTATGAGCATAAATTCTATTATTAAAACCAACATTGCAAATTTGGGTGAGTTCATTAATTTCAGTTGCTAATTCTTTTTTAATATTAGTATATGGTTCATCCATCTTATTTTTCATATTTGGATATAATTCAGCTTTAGATGGAGTAGGCAAAAGTTTCCATGTATGCCCTTCATTTCTCATTGATCTTAACCAACTTAATGCATTTTCCAATCTATTTACATAAGGTATATCTAATTTAGAATTTTTATAATCGATAACTCCTAATTCAGATTTACCGAATATAAATGATTTGCTTAAAATAAAAGACTTGTTAATATCTACTCCTAATACATTTGATAAAGCTAAATTATAAATTAATAATTGACCTTTAAATGCTGGTATTGACCCACTATTTAAAATATATTCACCGGTTGAATTTAATTTTAAGGTTGAATGTTTAATATCAACTATAAAATAATAATAATTTCTATCAAGTATAGGCGAATATATTTTTTCTTCAATCGCTTCAATAACATTATATTCAAAAATTTCATTTATTTTATCAGATCTAATCATTAAATCTGGTGAACCATATGTTTCGTTACTATAATTATGTAAAACACCTTGATAAATAATAGTTATACCTTGTTTCATATAATCTATTGTTTTTTGAAATAATTCTTCACTTCTATTTTCATATGATTCTGCTACTTTAATACAATCAAAATTATCCTTAATTTTTTCATATATTTCTTTTTCATAAGCAATACCTTCATCCATAATAAAATTACAAAAAGATTTTGTTTTTATTTTATGTATGTTTTGCGACTGTTTATACGGTTTATAAACTTTAAACGTTTTCATTTTTGGTTTATCAGTTAATTTACGAATATTATAATATTTTAAATAATCAATGATTGTATCATTTAAAAAAAAATGTCTTACTGAAGATGCAGATATCATGTTAGTCCAATTTATATTGTTTACTTTGCTTTTTTTAAGTTGACTAGTTGATGGAATTGCATATTTTCTTTTATGACTCATTAATATATATCTCAAACCATTTATTTAGAACATTTCTCAAACCATTTATTTAGAAGATTTCGTGAGTTTAAGATTAAAAATAATATCAATTTAAATTATATAATATGGAAAATAATTTATTACTTGAACCTCAAATAATACAGCAAACGCCTGTTATGCAACAACAAATACAACCACAAATATCATTACAAGTACCTGTTATGCAAGTGCCGCAACAAATTATTGAGAATGATTTTATCCCAGTTACAAGCACTAATCCAAGTATTATGAATAAAATAATGACTACTATGAATCCTTCGAATTTAATGACTCTTGTAAAAAACAATATGTACGTATTTATTGGTATTTTAATCGTTATTAGCGGTATTATTTATTATCTTTATACCAATAATAAACTCCCATTTTTTAAGAAAAAAGAAGAAATATCTGAACCTGTACCTGTACCTGTATTAGCCATTGAAGCACCCGTCCAAGAAGAAGTTGAAAAACCTAAAAAACCTGATATTGAAAATAATGTTTTGAATATTAATAAAGAATATAATGTAGTTGACGAATATAATAATTCTTTAAGAATTAATCTAAAAGATGTATTAAAAGTTTATAATCAAGCAATGCAACAAAAACTTTTACAAAAAATGCAACAACCACAAGTAATGCAACAACCTATTCAACAACCTCCTCAAATGCAACAAATGATGCCACCTCCTACTATGCAACAACCACAACAGCAACAACAGCAACAACAGCAACAACAGCAACAACAGCAACAACAGCAACAACAGCAACAACACGCACCTAAATTAAGTCATCCCAATACACAATCTGAATCTGAATATGAAGAAGAATCTGAAGATAATTTAAATAATAATGAATTGGAAGATTTGAAAAAACAATTAGCTGATTTAGAAAAAGAAAATTATAATGTTGTAGCTAGTAATGACGAGTAGATTTTTATTTACTACTTTTTTTAATTATAGATTTTTTATCAATTTGTAAACTTTTACATTTAGTATCTTTTGGAATTATATTTAATACACATTTTGATTTTACACCGTATAAAGGTTCAGTACACCCTTTTTCTATTTTAGTTGGTTTAATTTCGTTTAAACAACGCGATCTAAAATTTTCATATCTATCCCTTATTTCATCGTATGTTAATTTAGATTTTTTTCCTAAATGTTTATTTACGAGTTCGTGAAAATCAAATAACCATTTTGAAAAATTTTCACGATTTTTAAGAACTGTTTTAGTAATAGGTAATATTTTTAAATTATTTTCATAATTATCTCTACAATACGCACAAGGCAATACATCATGTAAACTCATAAAATAATTTAAATAATTAGTTTTATCTAATTTTGTAGGTTTTACAGGATAATTAAAACTAATAACGTGTAATACATGCCATAATGGTGGACCCCAAATATATGTTAACATACCATCATTCGAATTGTACTCTTTTGTAGTAAAAACTTTTTCTTTCATGTATTTTAAATAACTTTAGAAAAAATTATTTAATATATTTATTTAATTAAATATATGATCAATATAATGTGGAATTCGTAAACATCCATGAGATACATCAAGATCAGTTATATTGTTTAATGTATTAGTACCTTGTTTTTCTAAAATATCATAATTATATAATTTATCTAACCACTCAATAATTTCTTGTGAATGAGCTAAGCCTGTATGTAAAATAATATTTTTGTTTAAATTTTTTTTTATTTTATTTAAAATATACAATTCCATTATATGATCTAATATTTCACTAATTCTTACTAATATATATTGTTTTTGATCATAAATTTCTTTAATATTTTTATGTAAATGATCATTTATACTATTTTTAAATTCTAAATATGTATTTTTTAAAATAGTAAATTGTTCATAAATTTGTTTATTTATTATTATTTTTTTATTATTTATTAAATTTAAAATAAAAAAATCATTTATTAATTTTATATATTCATTTAATTTTATATTTGGTTCAGTTAGTTTAATCATTTCCCATGAAAATGGTATAAGATAAGGTCTTATATCTACAGCTTGAATAATCTTATTATTCTTTAAAAATAAATTTTTCAAATCTTGGGTATGTTCAGAATCAGACCATAATTCTTGTAATTTAATGCTTTCATCTCTTGGTACTTCTTCTAATAAAACATTCGTTTTTGATAATTTACTAAATAACCAATCTGATATTTTTGTAGAACTTTCTTTACAATATGGCAATGCAGAATGCATATCTGCTAATACTAATATATATCTATTTGATTTATTTTTTAAAAATGTAAATCCAATTGTACCATATACATTAATCATAATAAATTAGATTAGAAATTATTTATAAATAAAATATATAAATATATATAATGTATAATTTGTTTTACAAAAATAAATATTTAAAGTATAAACAAAAGTATTTACTAATGAAAAAACAAGTTGGTAATGCAGATAATCAACAATTTATATTAGATCTTAATATTAACAAAAAAAAATATAAAACTGTATTAATCACTGATTCATTAGAATTGGAATTTGAAGTAGTACCAAATGATCCAAACAATAAAGATATTATAACGGCAAATACTTGGAATAATTTGGCGGACGAACAAAAAAAAAAATACACGCAAAATAAAACTAGTGAACCTGAAGGCAATTATTTAAATGGACAAGCTAACATACCTATAGATTATATACTTATAGATTTAAAAAAAGAACTAATGCGTAACACACACGAGTATATTCTATCAAAAAACTTAATATCTGATAAAGAATATGATTTTTTAGACCAAAATAGCAAAAAGTTATATAACAAATGCGATACTGACGATGATGATGAAAATATACATGATATAAGATATTATAAAACAAACATTCAAAATCATTTGGCATTATGTGTTAATAATTGATTCTAAACAATCGCATTTGTGATCAATCCACGCGCGGCTTTGACAATCTCTGTTGCAATATCTTGGAATCTTACATTGACCACATGTTTGCAATTTAGTACTAGAGAATTTTAAACAATGTGAACATTGATCTCGTCCGACAAACTCATTTGAAATCCAATATCCTCTATCCTTAGGGTTATCTAGATAACGCATTGTACCAAAACCATGCCGTTTATTGTCCTTGAACGATCCCTTATAAATACCCTTGTAGAATCCTTTAAAAATATCATCACTTTTACATACTAGCTCGCCAACACCATCCATCTTCATTTCGTCATTAACTGGTCCAGTATAAACATTACCCTCAGTAAATGTTAATATGCCTGAACCAATAGCTTTATTATTCTTAAAAATGCCTTTGAAAGCCCCATCTATAAAAAGCACACTATCATCATCGCCTTTGAAACTACAATTAGTTATAATATTCATTTCACCCTCACCATTTGCATCACGATTCTCGGCTATTCCTTTATACTGAATCATATTTTTATAGTATGAGATACAAGTGCCACTCTGAATATCATTCTTAAATTGACCTTCAAATTTGAGAATATTATTTACGGTATATATTTTGCCATAACCATCTTTTAAGTCGTTCATAAAATCACCATCATAAGTCGAACCATCTACATTTCTCAATTTACCATAACCATGTTTTTTACCATTACTAAATTGTCCATTGTAACGACTCCCATTCCGATAGTCCATAATACCATTACCATGAGGTAAGTCTTTTTTTATTTGACCATTATATGAACCAACCTTATAAGTTTTGTATTGTCTTGACATTATTTTATTATAATTTTATATTTGTTTACTATAGATTTATAATTTCAATTTTTTATTTATCAACCGTTCGCTAAAAAATTGATATTACTATGGTATAAATATAAATTCAAACATATAAATGACAAATTATCATCATTATTCGAACAATATTATAAAATCACTTGAAAATAAAAAATATGAACAAAATAATCTTAAACTTAAACCAACTGGATTTTGGTTTTGTAAAAATACAGAATGGTATGAATGGTGTATCGATCAAAGATTTTCTATAAGTGGTATAGATAATAAATATAAATTAGATATTAATTTTGAAGAAATTTTAATAATTGATACAATTGAGAAATTATTAAAATTTACTGATGAATATTCGCTACCCGAACAGCTTTATAGCGGTAAAAGAATAAATTGGATTGATGTATCTACTAAATATAAAGGAATTTATTTTGATAACTATTTGGATATCAAATATTATTTATCAGTAAATAATTTAATGATTGATTTTGTTTGGTATTATAGTATTGATGTATCGTCTGGTTGTATTTTTAATATTGATATTGTTAAAGATTTTTCTATAAGCAATTAAACTTTTATTTTATGAATTATAAAAAAATATAATTAAATACTTTATAACTATTAAAATTAATAATTATAATTTGTATAAGAGTAAAAGAATTTAGATAAAATAATAAATTTAATTATTATTTTTTAAATTTAATTGTAATTGTAATTGTAATTGTAATTGTAATTGTAATTGTAATTGTAATTTTAATTGTTTAGTTTTTTCTTTTTCTTGTTTAGTTTTTTCTAATTCAGTAACTTGTTTAGTTTTTTCTTCTTCCTGTTTAGTTTTTTCTTCTTCCTGTTTAGTTTTCTCTAATTCAGTAACTTGTTTAGTTTTTTCTAATTCAATAACTTGTTTAGTTTTTTCCTTTTCAATATTATGTGAAGTTTTTATATTATCATGTTTATATAAAACGGCTGTATTCATTATAATAGGATGGAATATATATATTTCTCTAGATAATTTTTTTTTATTTTTATATATAGGATAATATAATAGGCCAAATCTTTGTTTGAGTAAATTATGTATTTCTTGTTCTGCATATTCGCCTTCAATTTCTTTGTATCCTAAATATAATAACTCACATCCTAAAGTAGAACATATATTATTTTCTCTCGGTAAAAATGCACTAGTAGATCCTATTTTAATTGCTAAAGTTTCGGGTATATTTGTTTTTAGATCGGTCAAATAAAAATATAAATAATTACCTTTGTTGTTTGGAATAATAGGCGCATTGTTTATACACTTTGTTATATAATCAACACATATTTGATTTTTATAATTGAATGGATTGTTATGAGAAATATGAAATATGTTTGATATGTCAGTATAATAAGAGCTTTGAACTATATTATTTGATATATCATAAATCATATGTTCAATGTTATTTTTAGGTTCAAAGTTTGGTATGGAATACTTTAATCTTTTGAGGAATGCTGATTTTTCGAGATCAGTTAACACGGTGCCTGTTGTTTTGGTCATATACTTTTTCTTATAGAATGTACCGATTGTAATTTTTTCAATTTTTTTAAATTAAGATCTAATTAATGGCGCAGATCCAAAATAAACCCACCATATTCTTGTTAATAATTTTCCTAATAATTTTGTTAAATTTACATATTTATTATGAAAAGCATAATGTTGCATAATTCTTATTTTAATACTGAAATCAAATAATCTTTGTCTTAATTCATCATTATCAAGTTCAACTAATGCATTCTTTTTAATAGATAACCAAATTTTATTATTTATTTTTTGATTTACTTCAATATCTAATTCTTTTAATTTATCATACATAAAACCATAATTAATATTTCTAACATTGATATTTTGTAATATTTCAGTTTCATCTTTAGGTTCAAAAATATGAATAAAATTTGAAATGAAATAAGCAATGTCAATTTGATCATTTTCATTCGATGGACTCGCATTATTGTAAAATTTTTGCATATATGGAAATATAAATGCAACAATTATGCACTCATTACTACTTCGTAAATTCCATATTAATTGTTGAGAATTAATATTATCTTGAAAAATAGTATTCCACTTATTATTCCAATAATTATTAATACCTGTAACATTATTAGAATATATTTTTTTATTTAATATATTTACTATTGGTATCGGACTTGTAGACAATTCTTTTATTCTTTTGGATGAATAACCAATAAAAATAATATTACCTTCTTTGTCCAATCCTCTTCTACCTGCACGACCCGCCATTTGATGATAAATCATTGGATTTAAATTATCTACTGCATTATTATCATGATAGATAACAGAAGATCTAAAAGGCATTGAAACACCAAATACTAATGATTGATCACTAAATACAATCGCTAATTTTTTTTGAGATGCCAAACTTTGAATTAATCTTAAATAATTATCTGGTAAACCTACTGTATAAACACCAATTCCACGCCATAATAATCGAATTAAAAAATGGTAATCGCCATTAATACATGGAAAATACATTTTAAATTTTTCATGCAACTCCTTGATGTCGTTACTTGATATTTTAGATTCTACATTAAATATAAAATCTTCATGAGGTGCATTAATTAATTCTGATTCAATTATACTTATTTCATTTGAAATTCCTAATAACATTTTCTTTTGTTCTTGTTTTTCTGTTAAATCTTTTGTTTCTTTCTCAATTTTTTTATTAAATTGTTTATTTTGTTTATCTTTTTTAACTCTTTCATTATATAAATTAGGGTATTTTTTTTCTTCTTCAGTATCAATATCTACGGATAATTGTCTTATTATTTTTAAACATGCAATTGTATTTTGTTGAAATATAATTGCTGGAAATTTATTATTTTCTTTCAATAAAAATATAAAATTAAGTAATTTACTATTACTATGTTCAAAATCTATATTAATATATTCTGATATAATTTTTTTAATTCTTTCATCATTATAATTATCCACAATAAACTTTAGTAAATCGCTAAAATATTGATTTGATTTGCTTAATTCGATTATTTCATTTTTATTAAAATATAAACTAGGATGAAGATTTCCAATGTCAATATTAGAATTTAATAATTTTTGAACTAATATCCATTTATCGGTGGGTGTTGGATCTAAAGTTTTATTTAAAATTGATTTATTTACTATTTGTTCTTCATCAATTAATGATAATGGACTTAAAATTTTCATTTCATTTAATGATGTATCATAATAATATTTTTGAAGATTAAAAAATCTTTTATCACATTTTAAACATTCTACTTTTTTAGGATTAATTTCAACAAAAAAATCTTTTAATTCTTCTAAATTACCGATCGTTGCAGATAGTGCTAAAAATGGAATGCTTGGTAGCATTTTAGCAATAATTTCCATATCACTGCCTTCATGGGATCCAATCATGTGAATTTCATCAAAAATTATCCATGAAAAATTACAATTAATAAATGGTAAATAATCTACTATCAAATCTGCTGTTCCTACTATTGCTAATGAAGAATTTAATTTTGCTATAAATTCATCCCTCTTTGGAATTGATTGATAAGTTAAAGTTATTATAGGCACATCAATATTAATGATATATCCTATATACGAAGCCATTTGCCATGCAAGAGCATCTGTTGGAACTACAAATAATGTTCTACCTTTAGTAACTGCATAACCCGATAAAACACTTTTACCTGCTGATGTCGGTGCAGACACAATTGTTGATATATTATTATCGATATTTTCAATAACTTTTATTTGCCAATCATCAAATTTTTTAAATCCTTTATTACCATTATTTAATGGCGGCATTTGTGAATAAAATAGAGTAAATTGTAATTTAGTTAAATCTACACTATCTATAATTTTATTCATTTTATCAATTGAATCTTGATAAGTTTCTTTTATTTCTTTACTTAATGCAAAATCTTGTAATTTTAAATATATTGAAACTATATTATTATAACATATATTAGAAATATCACATAATGAATTTTTTTTAATTTCAATATCTAATAAATACATAATTAAATGTATTTTTCCTTCTAATGTAGTTGGTTTTGCTTTATTACCTAATGTTTTAATATTATTCATATCTTTTTCTAATTTTTCATTTTTATTTTTAATATAATTATTATAAATTATTTCTTCTGTTTTATTCAATTTAATATTATCTAAAAATTTATTTTCAATTATTTCTTCTTTAGATATTTGTGGATTAATATATTCATGTATTTTCTTAGGATTAAATATATTTAATGGTCGTAAATCTTTTTTAATATTTTGTTCTTCATTTTCTACTATATATTTTTGGAAAAATGAAAATTCCCAATTACCTTTATTATCCTTATACTCTGGTTTAATATTTTTCTTTTTTAACATATGCCTAATATATAAATAAATTAATTATTTAGAACGGTTCGTATTTTAAACACCTGATTATTTATTTTTCTTTATATATTATTTCTTGTCTATAGTTTTGGATATTTCTTTACTATTTTTATTATCTTTATAATAATCTTTATTGTAAGTATAAATAAAATAATTCTTGTAATTTTCTTCTTTTATTTTTGGAACTGAATTTTTTAAACTTTCTTTTAATTGAATAAAAGTTTGCGGTTTATCTACTTATAAAAAAATTATTTAGTATTAAATATATCGTATTCATTATTTTTACAAATAAAAATATTTTGTATTATATTTTCATTTTTAATTTTTTCAATATTATCTTTTAATTCATCTAACCAGTTAAAAGTATCATAATAAACATCTTCTTGTAAAATTCTAATAACTGAAAATTTATTATCATTTGCACATTTCATTTTATATTTATCAGTTTCATGTGTTTCTTCTGGCGAATTCCAATTTTTAACTTGTATAAAATGTTGTTTACCATCTAATTCTATTATAATATTATATTCTTCTAATACAAAATCAAATGGTAAAAAAGTTTTATTTTTACACCATTCAACTTTATATTGATGAATTAATGATGGATATATTATTTTAAGATTATCAAATAATTTTTGTTCAGTTTTATTTTTACATATAGAACACCATTGATTATTACTTGTTATATTACTACATTGCATCTCAAATCCATGTCCTTGTTCACAATTGAAAATAAATTTATTGGTACTATTGCCTTTAAATACTTCTCTTGATTTTAATTTATTTTTATTACTCCAATATTTAGATTTTTCATGAGATGCAAATGATTTTTCAAAACAATGTGCACAATTATTGTCATTACATAGTAATCTTGATGAAACACAACAATAACTACAGTGTGTTGAATCATATTGTATATCAGATAATAATCTTTCAAATTGATGATTACAAATATCACAATCAAATATGAATTTTGTATTACAATTTAAAAATACTTCTCTTGGTTTTAATTTATTTTTATCACTCCAATATTTACTTTTTGGATGAGAAACAACTGAATTATTATAACAAAATTTACATTCTTGATTTATACAAATTTTTTGATTTACACAATATGGACACCAACTATCTTTATTTATAGAATTTAATTGTTTTTCAAATTCATGATTACATTTATCACAATCAAATAAAAATTTTAAATTTGATCCTTTACAAACTTTATTAGGCAATAGTTTATTTTTACTACTCCAATATTTACTTTTTGGATGTGTATCAAATGTTATTATTTTATCAGTTTTTATATAATATAATTATTAGTTAGTGTTTCTTTTTATCAATATTTTTTATATTTATTAAATTACTTAAAAAATATAAAACTATATAATAATAATGAACGATACTATTAATTATAAAGAACTATTTGAAAAAGTAGTTATTGAAAAAGAAAAATTATTATATTATGTAGACGAACTTAAAAAAACACATTTAACTGAAATTAATAATTATGAATCTAAAATTACATCATTAACAGAACATCTTAAAAAATATACTGCTCATCAAGGTAGTAAAAAATATTATGAAAAAAATAAAATTCAAATTATTGAAAAAATTAAAGAGTATAAAATAAATAAAAAAAATGTGGATCCTGAAAAAATTAAAGAATATAATAAAAATGCATATCAAAAAAGAAAATTGAAACTTCAAAATAATAATTTAGAAAATTAATTATATAATAAATGTTTAAAAATAATTTATTTATTATATAATTATTACTTAATATTTAAAGATTTATTTTATAATACTATTATATAGAAATGAATAACTTTATTTTTGATCATATTGAAGAAAAACCACCAGATACTAATGAAAAAGTTTTTAGAGTTGTTAAGTGTCCATTAAAAACAATTCTTAAAAATCATGATATAATTCAACCAATTATTGAAAAAACAGTTATTGAAATTAATCAATTTGTTATTTTAGGTTATCAGTTTATCAGATTATATCTTTTAGATAAATTTAATAACAATCAAGAATTACCTACTATTAATAAACAATTTATTTTAGATGTATTAAAAGTTGTAGGTTCAACAAAAACTAATGCTGGTAAACAAAAAACAGAAAGCAAAATTAAAAATAAAGATAGTAAAGATGATATTAAATTATTTTATATTAGTACATTTTCTAATTTAACTGATATAGTACTATCATATTCAAATAAAACATATATAATAGAACAAACATCTTTAGAAATGTTACGATGTATTGAAACTAATATATCAACACATTTTATTAAATATCTATTCAAATATATTAATTGTTTATTCAAAATACCAAAATCAATAATTATTAAACAAGAAAAATATAAAGAAAAAAGAAAAGAAATGTATAAAGAATTAAATGAAGAAATTAGAAACTTAAAATCAGATTTGATTAATAATAAAATTAAAGATTCTAAAGAAGAATATCATCAATGGATTAATGAAAATAAACAGTTTTTATATCCATCTAAAATTAGTAAATCAGTTGCTTATGATATTAAAATTAATCCATTAAAATATATGAAATATGCAATTTATATAAATAGTAAAATTGAAGAATTAGGGAGAAAAGCTTACCAAATTATACCACAACGAAATAATATTGTTCCTAAATCAATAATTTTAAATAGTCCTGCTATTGTGGATATGATTGATGATAAAAAACAAAAAATATTTAATTATAATAAAAGTGAATTAGTTTTACATGCTAAGAAATATCAAAGTCATATTTGGAGTAAAATATTAAAATTAGAAAAAAGAAGTATTTTTAATAATAAAAATTATATTTTTTATAATCAAATTATTACAGATGGATTTAGTTGTTCATTATTATTCATTCTAAAAAAATATAAAAATAAAGTATTTGGTGATAAAATACCTAAATATAAAGAAGTAATTGAATTTCCTAAATTAGAAGAATTAACTAAAGAAAAATGTGATGAATATCTTACTGAAAAATATAAGATAGTTGCTTTAGATCCGGGTTGTTTGAGACCTTTGAGCATGATTGATGAAAATAATAATTTTTATAAATATTCAGCATGTAGAAGAAGAATAGAAACATATACTAAAAGAAGTCGTTACATAATTAATCAAGAAAAAATAAAACATAATATAATTCCAATTGAAACAGAACTATCTAAATTTAGTTCAAGAACTTTAAAAATAGATGAGTATAAAAAGTTTATTATTAATAAAAATAAAATTAATACTGAACTAGGTAGTTTTTATCAAAATAAATTATTTAGAAAATTAGCATTTCGAAGATTTATACGAACTAACCAATCAGAAATTAATTTATTAAATGAAATTGAAAATAAATATTTAACTAATGAAGATAAAGTAAATTGTAAAAAAATATTAATATTACACGGTGACTGGTCACGCTCTACTTCAATGAAAGGAACGTTACCAGTTCCTCATATTGGAATAAAAAAGTTATTAGCATCAAGATTTGATATAATTGATGTTAATGAATTTAATACAAGTAAATTATATAATAAAACATTAAAAGAAATGGATAATGTAAAAATAAGAAAAAAGAAACATGTAAAACATCTTCACGAAATACTAACTCCAAAAGAGAAAACTGAAAAGTGTATTTTTGTAAATAGAGATGTTAACGCATGTAAAAATATTTTAACAATAGGTAAAACATTTTTGTCAAATCAAACAAGACCGATAGAATTTAAACGTAAACCGAAAGTTAAAAAAGTAAAACAAATTATCGTTTAATCAACTGGTAGTGATTAAATGATATCTGACAGGAATATACATATCTACCAATAATAATATGTATATGATAAGCCTGTTATATAGAATTTACAGCTCTTAAATGAACAAAGCAGCGTGTGTTTTAAATATTGTAGTTTTGCATTTTTTCATAATTTTTTTTTTACGCAAAACCTGAATTTAAAATACACACCGCTCTAAATCGAATTTCAATTTTTATTATAAATATTTTATATAAAGCGAAACAAATTTAACTCGTTACCGTTTTTGGTGTAGTTATATAAATTAACATGTCTTTAATTTGTTCTTTAGTAAATAAAACTAATTGATTATCACTTAATGAATTAATTTGTACAGGATTTAATTGTCTAATTTGTTCAATTTTTAATGATTTAATTTGTTCAGGTGCAAGTAATTGTATAGGCATAACTTGTAATTGGTCATTAGTTAATGCTTGTATTTGAATAGGTGTAAATGATTGTAATTGCATATTAGTAAATAATAATAATTGGTCAGGTAAGAATGTTTGTATTTGATCAACGGTGAAAGCTTGTATTTGATTTTTTTTCAATGTAGTTATACGTTGATCTAAAGATTGTATTTGGTCTGTTGATAAAGATGTAATATCTTTCATTGATAATGATTCTAATGTAGTTGGTAAAATTTTAAAAACATAAAATTTTTCTGTAATGATATTATTTGATAATATTAAAATTATAATCAAAAATAATACAATTAAAATGATATTAATATTCATAATATTTATAACTAGAATAAATTAAAATTATTTAATTTTAATTTAATCTGTATTATTTTATTAAGCTTGGAGTAAGTTATTAATGGCTGAACTAGCAGGAACAAAACATCCGACAATATATAATGCACTTTGTACGGTGGCAGTATTTGTAGGAAGTTTAGATTTAAACATACCAATTTTCTGTGCTAAATCATTGATATCAATACTGTCAGAACGAGTACTAATAAGATCTAATAGTCTGTCACAATCACCAGACGTAAGTTGATTTACAACTAAATCTACAACATCAATGTTAGCTAGAGAATTTCTAAGTTGTAAATATGAAGTAACTGTAATTTGTAAATTTTTAATTTCCTTGGTGAGTGCATTGACAATTGCATTATTATTAATGTCAGTAGGCATTATAGGAGGATTTGAAATGTACATAGTAGAGTGATAAGGGGAGGGTACTTCTTGTGATTTATTAATTATTTGAGTTTGTAATGTTGAAATTACATTATCCAAATTATCAACGTATAATTGTAATTTAGGTTTAATAGTGTTAATTAAGGTATAAGATTTAGGACTTAATGAAAATGAAGGACCTTGTAAAGAAACAGGCATAGGAGGAGCACTACTTTGCACAACCACGAATTTTTCTTGATTAGTCATGAAATTAACAACTAAGAATATAATAAATATACCAACTAATACATAAATAAAATTGTTTTCTGTTACCATTATATATATATAATTAGAAAAATATTTTAAATTATATTTTTTTTATATATTTTTATCTAAAAAAAAAATATATTTAATATTATGACTATTTTAACAGGTTTCATAAATTTAGGAAATACATGTTATCTCAATTCCGGTTTACAAATGTTAATTCAAAATAAAGAATTTTGTAGATTAATAATTAAAAATAAAAATAATAATTCTATATTATTAAAATTAAGTGAATTTATTTCAGAATATTATGATCCAAATACTCAACATATATCACCTATTTATATTAAAAATATAGTAGGTGAAAAGAATAATATATTTAACGGTTATAAACAAAATGATGCAGGTGAATTTATTATATATTTTTTAGATGTAATTAACGAGGAATTAAAAAAAAATAACTGTGATTTATCCGATCTATTTGAATTACAAACTAAAATTTCTATTAAATGTAAATTAAAAAAATGTTTAAATATTAGCAGTCATGTTGAAAAAAATTTATTTTTATTTTTAAATATTAGTCAGAATAATCTAACATTAAATGATTGTTATTTAGATTATAAAGCTCGTATTAAATTAGAAAATGATGAATTATATTATTGTGAAAAGTGTCAAGCCAAAAGAATAGCATCAAAAAAAACAGAAATAATTAAATTTCCTAAACATTTAATAGTTTATCTTAAAAGATTCGAACAAAAAGGTACTAGATTATTTAAAAATAATAAAGAATTAGATGTACCACTTGTTTGGAAAAATTATAATTTACAAGGAATAGTTTATCATTCTGGTTCACTATTTGGCGGACATTATATTTATATCGGGAATCACAATGATAAATGGTTAATGTTTAATGATGATTCTGTAACTGAAATACATGAGAGAACTTTGAATCAATATAAAAATTATGGTTATATATTGTATTATAGTATGTAGAGGTTGAATTTTGGTTTTATTTTTGGTATTAATTTATTTCTGTAGAATTTTGAAAATAAAAAATTTTTCAGAAAAAAGTGAATTTAATTTCACTTTTATAAAAACATATAAGGATATAATTTCTATAGTTAATATTATGGGTGAATCTAAAAGTGAGTATAAATGTAATAAATGTAATAAAAATTATGCAAGTTCTAGTAGTTTATGTAATCACAACAAAAAATTTCATACAATTGAATGTAAAATTATGTCAACTATTAAATCTGTGTCAACCTGTATTAAAAAAATATCAACTTGTATACAATGTGAAATGTGTAATAAAGAATTTAATACAAGACAAGCCAAAAGTAAACATAAAAAAACATGTAAAGCTAAAGAAAATAAATTAGAATTAGAAAAAATAGAACAAATTAAAGAAGAAAATAAAATTTTAAAACTAAAATTAGAACTACAAAATGATAATGAATTAGAACTAGAAAAAACGAAAGATAAAAATATACAATTAGAAGAAATTATAAATAAGCTATCTTTACCTATGAATAATCAATTAATTAATATTATTGAAGATAAAAATAAAAAAATAGTAGAGTTACAACTTAACAATCAAATAAAAGATAATTCAGAACAAGTTGTAGTAAATCAACAAATAACACAAATTAATTCATTAACGTTTAACAATATTGTTATAGTTTCAAGAAGTGAAGATAATTATGTTAATGCAACTCAAATATGCCAAGTTGGTAATAAGAAATTTGCAGACTGGATACGTTTAGAATCAACAAAACAGTTAATAAATGCATTAAATGTCGATATGGGAATCCCCATACCGGGAATCTCATCACTTAAAAGTGATATGGGAATTCCCATATCACAATTATTAGATATTAAAAAAGGAAATAGTAGTGAATTTAATCAAGGTTCATGGATACACCCAGATTTAGCCATTCAGTTAGCTCAATGGATATCTCCAACGTTTGCATTACAAGTTAGTAAATGGATCAGAACTTTATTTACTGATGGTAAAGTTGAAATTAAATTACAGAACGAACTTAAAATTAAAGATAATAAAATTAAACTTTTAGAAAATACCTATCTTAAAAAACATAAACGTGAAAATTATTCTGAAGAAAATGTTATCTATATAGTATCAACTGATGAAAATATTAAAAATAGAAATTATATTATTGGTAAAGCACATAAATTAAAGAATAGATTAAGTACTTATAATAAAACTGCTGAACACAAAGTTATTTATTATAAATCATGTAAAAATGAAGATACACTAAATATAGTTGAAAGTATAATATTAAATAAATTAAAAGAATATAAAGAACAAGCTAATAGAGATAGATTTATTTTACCGTTAGAGAAAGATATTACTTTTTTTACTAATATTATTGATGAAGCTATTGGATTTTTAAATTAAACTTTAATTTACATTAAATTTTTATTTTATTTTGGTATTAATTTGTGTTTACGATGTAATTTAACTTTACATTGTAAAAATAAATAAATTTATTTCTGTAGAATTTTAGAAATAAAAAAAAAAAATATTTCAGAAAAAAGTGTATACTTATTTTAGATTATAAAAAACATATAAGGATATAATATCTATATTAAATATATACTTCATAAAATGGCTATGACTTACGAATGTAAAAATTGTAATAAAATATATAAAACTTATCAAACATTATGGAAACACAACAAATACTTTCATCCGATTGATTGTAAACCGGTGTCAACTAATATAAAAACTATATCAACATGTATACATTGTGAAATGTGCAATAAAGAATTTAATACAAGACAAGCTAAAAGCAAACATAAAAAAACATGTAAAGCTAAAGAAAATAAATTAGAAATTGAAAAAATTGAATTAGAAAAAGAAAAAATTAAATTAGAACAAATCAAAGTAGTCAAAGAAAAAGACATAGAAATCTTAAAACTAAAAATCGAACTAAAAAGTAAATCCTCGATAATAAATGCAAATAATAACACAATAAATAACATAAATAACTCAAAAAACGAAACAATAAATAACATTACCATAAACGCAATGGGTGATGAAATAATAAACAAACTTACAGCAAACGAAATAAGAAAACTAGCAGATAGTGGTAACAATGCATTAATTCGTATAGTTGAGTTATTAAATTTTAATGAAAAATTTCCAGAAAATCAATATTTTTGTAATACAAGTTTAGAAGGTAATTATGTCACAGTTTATGATAAAGATACATCAAAAATAAAGAAAGAATCAAAGTTAGAATTTTATGATAAACTATTGTTAAACTCTTATCATAAAGTTAATGAGGTGCTTTGTAATATTGAATTTAATAATAAAAAATTACAAATTCAAGATAAATATAAAGAAAAACTAGAAGAATCCGTTGATACTACTCGTGTATTTAATCCTAGACATAAAAAAATATACAAACAAAACATTAATCAAATTAGTTATAATAAGAAAGACATGGTTTTAGGTACTTGGAGTAAAGTTAAACCACTTGATATTGACAATTATTCTGATTCAGATTCAGATACTAAATCTAAAACTAAACCTAATTCAGATTCAGATTCAGATTCAGATTCAGATTCAGATTCAGATTATAAATTTAAAACTAAAGCTAAATCTAAACTTAATCATGATTCAGATGGTGAAACATAATTTATTTTTTTAATATTTTATTAGGTTGACTACTCATATATATTTTATTAGGTTGACTACTTGTATATATTTTATTAGGTTGGTTACTTGTATATATTTGATTTGGTTGGCTACTCACATATATTTGATTTGGTACATTTTGACTATTTTCATATGTTAGTGCACTTTGTATATCATCATATGTTAGTATTGGTACATTTTGAATATTTTCATATATTTGCGCTGGTTCACTTTGACTACTCGTATATGTATTACCTAAAATAGAATTTATAAATAATGCTATTTTGCTTAATATATTACTTAATATCGATCCATCGAAATTAATAAAACCAATTAAATAATTTTTAATTTGTTTAGTAATATCTGCATTTAAATAACCAGTACAAGCCAATAATATAATTAAATATAATCCATATTTAGCAATATTTGTAATTAAAGGGATTATAGGTGTATTAAACAGAAATATTACTAAAAATAGTATAAAAAGTTTATCCATATATATTAAGATATGTATAATTTACTTATTTAATTTATAATTTTTATATATTTTGTATAAAAATTACGTGTCCATGTAGAACACTATCGCCTTAAATTTTTGTAATTTTCCACTTTTTTGCTTGTAGGATAGAATACAAGCAAAAATCTTAAATTTAATTAAAAGAAATGTAATTAACAACATATTCAGTAATCTGTTGTGTTGTGCTGTGATATTTATTATAATAAAAAATTAAATATTAGTTTATAATAATATAATATCTATTATATATATGGATCAAAAATATCTAAAATATAAATCTAAATATTTAAGATTAAAAAATTCTTTCCAAACTCAAACCGGTGGTGCTATTTTAGAAAAACCTAATTTATATTTATTTAAAGCTGAATGGTGTGGACATTGCAAAAAATTTCAACCAGCTTGGAATAATTTAGAAAATAATAGCGAATTAAAAAAGAAAGTAAATTTTGTAACCATGGATTCAGAATTACAAAAAAATGATATACTAAAGTTTAATATAGATGGATACCCAACTATCATTTTGGAGAAAGGTAATAAATTAATTAATTATGAAAATCATAGAACAATTACTGATGTTACCAGTTTTATAAACCAACATGTTTAATTTGAATAAGATTCAATAAATAAAGTATTCGGTGAATAGTTTTTTTCAATAGTATCAATTAAATTATCAATTTTTTCAATATCATTTAATAGATTTTCATTTTTTAATTTAATTTCTTTTATATTGGTTAATTTATTTTTTGTTAATATAGTTGATACTTCTTTAATTTTTTGTTTTCTCTTATAATCACATTCTTTTAATAGTTGTCTTTTATCTTTTAATTTCCATATATTTTTTTTCTTTGTAAAAACGTATAAATCTGTAACAGTTGATAATTCTAATAAATTTTTTAAATTATTATTAATATATTTATTAATTACTAATTTATCAATATCTTTATAAAAAATATCAATATTATTAATTTCATTTAGCATTATTAAATATTGCTTATAAAAAATTATTTTAAATTAATTTAAATTTAAAATAAAATTAGCCTAACTCTCATTCTAAAATACTATAATAATTTAATTATTATTAGTAATAATACCTAAATCTTTTAAATTACATATAATATTATCATACTTATTTTTATTTAATTCTATACTATTTTTTTGAGATACTGTAAATAATTTTTGATCATTTTTCAATTCATTAAAATTTTGTATTAACTCATTATTTGAATTCTGATCAACAACATTAATTTTATGTTTAGGAGGTTTATATAAAGTATCTTGATCTTTTCTTTCTTTTAATTTTTGATTTATATTATTACTAATATTATTTATGGGTTTATCTTTTTCTAATTCTAAATCTTTTTGTTTTTTAATTACTGCAGGTGTATTATTAGTAATTGAATTATAAGTAATGCTTGTTAATCTAAATTTTGTATTCTTTCTGGTACTATCATTTTCATTAGTTTTTTTAATAATATCCGGGTTTGACTTGTCTTTAAAACTTTCTTGCATATTATTATTATTATATAATTTATTTATTTAATAAACGATATAATTATAGTCTAAAATATTAATTGTAATAAATTTATTTGGTATAATTAATTTTATAGTATTTATTACGAGAAGAGTCAATGGGAGCTAAACTTTTACCATTTGATGATTTAACTGCTCTAGAATCATTATTTAGATTCGGTGTTGATGCAGATCTCTGTACACTTTGTAGTCCTGCCGTGCTAACAGCATTATTAGCACTACGGGGACGAACAACATAGCCATTGGTATCCTGAGCTTCAATATCTAAGACACGAGTAGTGCTATCACGGGAGCCAGCGGTATTAGGAGGTGCATTATTAGTACTACGGTGACCATCATTGGTATTGGTATTATGAGCTTTATCCAAATTCGTCATTGGGTGATCATTATTTGTGTGTATTCCCATTGGAGCTAAACTTATATTGGATGCGGGTATTGGCATAGAAGCACTAGAAACATCCTTAACATTACCACGATGAGTATCGTATACACCTGAAGTATTATTTGTAGTATCACTATGAGCTTTATTATATGATGCATTATTCTTCACCTCACGTCTTTCATTATAACCTTGAATATCCTTTCTATATAGAATATTATCATAATATAAGTTGTACCCCCCATTTACAGGAAAAACATAAAAGTATAGACCGGGATATAATTTTGACGTACCTACACTTCTCATTATAATACCATCCGTATAAATCAAAGGTATCTCAATTTTAAGTGCATAAATATCACTATATGAATAAAATTTGGATGTTCTTATGTTATGTAACGTTAGTTCGGAAGGGGGTGAAACATTCTCAGTACGATGTGATTCATCTTCATCTTCATCTTCATCCTTCACTGCATTTTTAAATATATTATCATAGTCGTTTGGTTGCATTTTATGATAAGTTATACCTTTAACGACCCTAGGTACATCCATTACAAAATCATTATTATTCTGATGAATGAGTAAATTAAATATTTCATCATCACTTAGCGGTGAAGGAGGAACCTTGCAATATTTGATTAAATCTTCAGATATTTCAAAACCAAATTTACCATATTTAGTTGATTCATCAAATTTTACAATATATACTCTTTTACCATCCGTTGAAGAAGAAATTTTATTAATTGTACCAGGTGAATTTGAAATAGTCACGTAACCAATTGTTTTTTTCGCATCCTGTATGAATTCTTTTCTAAATATAACTCTACCTGTTACACAAACTTTATCATTAAGTGCAAAAAAAACAGGACCAGAAGGACCGGAAGGACCGGAAGGACCAGAAGGACCTGATGAACCAGTCGAACCAGATGAACCAGTCGTCCCAGATGAACCAGCAGCCCCAGATGAACCAGCAGCCCCAGATGAACCAGCAGCCCCAGATGAACCAGCAACCTTTACAACCTTTGCTTTTTTATTGGCTTTAATTTTAACTATAATTTCGTAAACGATGTCATAAACTCGAGCTAATTCATCAGGGCTTAAAGTACCCATTGTACTGCCACCAGCAAATCCTTGGAAATAGCTATCATAAATCTTGATATTTAATTTTTTAGTTAATTGATGTAACTGAGGTATTACATTTATAGCATTATTACCATTAAGTTTCAAATCATTTAATAAGCTACGTAAATAAATAATAACATTTTGATGTTTATTAGTCATATATATATAATATTATAAAAAAATTATATATTTTATTTAAAAATCTATATAAATAAAAAATTGAATAAAATATATATAAAGAGAATATTTTATATATTATTAAATGAGTTCTCCGATTACATATATTACTGAATTTATCAACAATTATAAATTAAATAATGATGGAGCAATAGATATTGAAAATTTTAGAAAGGAATTATTCACAAAGTCGATCATGGCTAAATGTGATGAAAAGAGTAAATTAATTTTATTATATCATAAATATGATTTACCAATTAAATCAGAATTAGAAAAGGAGTGTAGATCAGTTATTATTGATGCCGAAACATTACAGGTTGTATCGTATACATGTAATAATCCTATTTATAATAAGGAAGCTCAACAATTTATAATTAATACAACACCAATTGATATGAATATTTTTAAATGTTATGAAGGAAGTTTATTATCATTGTTTAATCATAATGATACATGGTATTTATCAACGAGACGATGTTTGGATAGCCGTGATTCACTTTGGAACAGTAAGAGTCATTATGATATGTTTATTGATGTATTAAAAAAAGAGAATCTTACATTTGATGAATTTACAAATAAATTAAATCCAAATTATGGTTATTATTTTGTACTAATTCATCATGAAAATAAACAAATTATTAATTATTCAAATATTTTTGATATTGAATATAGTAAATTATGCCTTATTTTTGTAAGAGACAAAGAAACGCAATCTGAAATTGATGAAACATTGTGTGACTATAAACATATTTTTGCTCCTGAACGAATTACTATGGAAGAATTTACAGAAGAAAATAAGAAGCTTGATATTAATATTAAAAATGAAGGAATTATTATTAAATTAAATTCTGGGAAAGAGTGTATATTAAAATTACAAACTATTTCTTATCAATTTTCAAAAGCAATGGGTCCCGATTCAAATATTTATAAAGGATATATTTACTTATATCAAATAAGTGCATTGAAGGATTACATTAAAAATTATTCAAATCATAAAAATTATGGTAAAATAGTTAATCCTAAGAATTCTGCAGAATCATATGATACAATTGGTGTTATTGATTCAATGTTCAAGGTTTTAACATCTGAATTATTTGAATTATTTAAATTATTATGGGATATTAAAAAAGGTACAAAACAAAATGAAGAATTATATAAAACTCTACCCAAAGAGTATAAGGATATTCTTTTTAAATTAAGAGGTATATATTTTAAAATAAAGTCAGATAATATTAGTTCTGAAACTAAAACAATGTTTAGTATAAATTATATTTACTTGTATTTAAAATCATTAGACGTAGAGCATATTTGTGCATTACTACGACAAAGAAAATTAATGTTCAATTGGATGTTATTAGAATCAACTAATGAATATTTAAAATTATTTAAAACTATATCAAATCATTGTGATAAAATGAAATGTAAATTAACAGCAATTTATATTAATGTATTATTTCCAGATATTTTATCTACTGAAGTACCACTAATCGATAAAAACGAAAAGTGATAAATTATTATTTTATTATTAACAGTTGATTATTTTATTATTATATTTAATAATGATAAAATAATTTTTTTATGGTTTAAATTCTGAAATATATGTATCATATATTGGTGGTGAAAACCCATCATTTTTAATTAATATATTAAATATCCAAAATCCATTTTCGGGTAATTTTTCAAACTTTAGATTACACCAAGTAAATTTAATAGCGTCATTAATTATATTTTTTAATTCATCATTTTGATTTATTAATTGATTATATAATTCATCAGGTAATTTATTTTCCATAAACTGAATATTATATAATGTGTCAAGTTTACCCACAATATCTGATAATTCATCAGCTGAAACTAAATCTTTTAATTTTATTAATTCTGAAAAATTATTGACGGCAACTTTGTATATAAAATTTTTAACAACATTATTATCTTCGTTAGTAACACCGTTAATAACGCCGTTAATAATATCGTCAATAACAACGAGATTATCAGTAATATCGTCATCGTTAATAGTATCTAAAGATTCTGCAAATTCGAATGCACCGTATGGAAATATATCAGTTCCCTTTAATCTACGTGCAAATTTATATTTTTTAGCATCCTGAATAATAGGATATTCTCGTATACCTTCTTTATTACCTTCTGGATTGTATGGTCTCCATCCATTTGTTCTTGAAATATCACTTAACGTTTTTGTTGAAGAATCACTACTACCGTACAAGTTTTTTAATTGAAAATATTTACTTTTATATTTTAAATATTTGTCTTTGTAAGAATACATATATATATAATTAGATTATAATTTAAAGATTTGAAATATAATATTTGTAATGAAAGTTATTTTAGTCAGTGTTGGTAATTTCCAAGATTATTTAATTACAAATATACAAAATTTAGTAAGTCATGGTAATAATGATATAACAGTTATAACTGAAAAAAAATTTTTTAATAAAATTGAAAATAACAAAAATTTTATTACTTCTAACATTGAATTAATTGATTCTATTGATCTAGATGATTTATGTTATCGACAATGTTCTAATTTAGATAGAAATTTTAGGAATGGTTTTTGGTATTTATGTTCATTAAGATTATTTTATGTGTACTCGTATATTAAAAAATACAATGTAACAAATTGTATACATATAGAGAATGATGTATTAACATATGAAAATTTTGATAATTTAAAAGATAAATTTATTCATAATAAATTATATGCGACTTTTGATTGTCACAATAGAGTTATTGTTGGGTTGATTTATATACCAAGTGCGGAGGCATTTAAGCCAGTAATAGAAAATTATGATAGTAATTTAAATGATATGGAAAATTTATCAAAATTCGATGAAACTGTAATTATTCCATTACCTATAATTGATAATTGTACTGTTTATAATAAATTAAGTAAATATTATAATGAGTTTGATTGTATATTTGATGCTGCAGCAATTGGACAATATTTAGGAGGTATTGATAAACAGAATGATTCAAATGATACGAGAGGATTTATAAATGAAACATGTCTAGTTAAATATAATAATTATGAATTTATCTGGAAAAATGAGAATGGATTATATAATCCTTATCTTAAAACAGGCGATAAATTTATAAAGATAATAAATTTGCATATTCATTGTAAAGAATTATTTAAATTTATGTCAAATTATCCACTTGAAAATAAATATATAAATATAAGTATATGAATATTGCTACAACAAGTTCTGATATTATCGTTAATTATAAGTTAATTGTATTAATAATATCATCACATAATATTGATGCATATAGTGAATTAAGATCAATTGGAAAAATATATTTAAAATTATATCCAAATATAAAATTTTTATATTTGGAATATAGACATCAAGAAATAGAAATGGTCGAAGAAGATGATTATTTATATTTAAATGGCGATGAATCATTTATAACAGGAATTTATAATAAATCGATTAAAGCAATTGAATATATAAATCAAAAATATAATTATGATTTTATATTAAGAACAAATTTAAGTTCATTTTTAAATTTAGATAATATATTAACATATTTAGATACTGTGCCTACATTAGGGTTTGCAGGAGGATATATGCCTCAAGGTTTTATGTCTGGTACAGGTATATTTATGTCAAGGGATGTAGGCAATATATTAGTATCAGATCAAGATAATAGTAATAGCGGCGATGATATTGTGATATCTAATGTGTTATCAAGGAATGGAATAAATTTAATTGATATAACTGATTATAAATTAGGATTTTTAACTAGTTCTGATGAATCAAGATTACCTAATAACTGTTATTTTATAAATATGGGAGAATTTAATCCAAATATTATTTATCCATCAAATATATTATATTTTCGAATTAGAAATGAAATTAATAGAAATATCGATATACAATATTTTATATTGTTATTACAACGTATTTATAATATAAAATATTCAAGTATAGAACAATCAAATGATACTATAGAACAATCAAATGATACTATAGAACAATCAAATGATACTATAGAACAATCAAATGATACTATAGAACAATCAAATGATACTAACTGTGTCGTTTACCCGCTCGCTAAATCGATAGAACTTGTGAGACAGATTATTACTAAAAAATTAAATATTCAAACAAAAATATATAATATAAAAATGAATGCTTCTAAAAAAAATAAAAAATAATCAAGCAGATTGTATCCACTTCATTTAAGGAATCATCTACTAGACTGTTGGTCTGTAATTATTTTATTTCTCTTTAATAATTTTTCGTATAAAAATATTTTTTATAATATTTATATATGAAACGATATGATAAAATTATTACATATTTAATTAACTTGGTAAAAGATTTAAATTTAAATAAAAATACAATTAATATTATGCCACAATTATTACTTTTATCAAAAAAATTCAAAATTAAAGGATATATTAATTATTTGCAAAACGATACATATAATTTAAACGTTGATGATTTAGCTAAAATATACGATCTTGTCTATAATATTGTAATTAAACTTAAAAGAAAAAGAAATAAAAAGTCTGTTACCACTTTACAATCGGCAGATTCAAAAAATGTTTTTCAATCAGATTCAAAAATTGTTTTTCAATTAGATTCTGAATTTATTCTTGATTATAGTTTTGGATTTTGTTCTCAATTTAATCCTGAATTTAATTTTCAATTTAGTCCAGATGTTGGATCTGGATATAATTTAGAAAATATAAAATTTGATATATCTAGAAAAAAAAAAGAATATTATAAACATATTAATAAATTAGAATTAAAAAGAATTAGTCCATTTTCAAAACTAAATAACAAATTAAATGGAATTGATAAAATTTGTATAATAAACATGTTAGGTTCCAAAAGAAAAGATTATATGCTAGGTCAATTACAAAAGATAGGATTAGATGATACTGATTATGAATTCATTAATCCAATAAATTTTAAAATAGATGATATTACTATTGATGAAATAATTAAAAGAGGCATTATTCCAAAAAATATTAATTTTTTAAGTAAAGAATTGAAAAAAGGAGATTCTATAAATGTTGGAACATTATCATTGTCCATTATAACATATTATCTTTTTTTAAAAGCTGCACATGAACGAATAAATATTTTAATTATAGAAGATAATATAGAATTTGAGAATGATTTTTTAAAAAATTATAATGAATTTTTTAATAAAATACCCGATAATATTGATTGGCAAATTTTAGATTTACATTCATTTAATGAGATTTCATATAAGGATTCGATGTGTAAAATTTACTATGAAAAATTAAAAAAAGAATTTAGTAATATAACGATACCTAATGTTATTTCTGATGATGCAATTATTAATAATGATACAAGAGCTGTACTTAATGACAAAGTTACAATTGGATGTAATGAAGGGAGTGGTGCTAAAGCATATGTAATTAAACCAACTAGTTTCTTATTTATTAATTTTATACCTATTATATTTCCTGTAGATGGTATTAAAAATTGGATATCAGGATATTGGAACGAATCAATTTCATTAGTACCTAAAATTAAATTAATTGGTTATAAAAATATGGCAAGTTCAGATAGACGATCTATTGATAATGGTGATCTATTACATACATTTGTAAAACTTGATAAAAAATATATAAATAATATTCTCGATAAAGTACAAAATTTTAATAAAGAAAAAAATAAATATATTACTAAATTAATTTATTTTTATAATAAAAATGACTTACGTACACAATTAATTTTAAAAGATGTACCATCTAAATGTATAAATTTTAGTTTAGATTTTAAGTATTTTAATATAAATGATCAACTATGTCAAGAAAGAAATATAAATGCTAGAATATTAGAAACTTATATAAAACAATTTTATATTAACTTTAAAATTAAAGATCATTATAAATTTAATCCAAGTATTATAAATTTAAATAATTCATACATGTTAATGTCATATAGAATTTATATAGGTAAAATAGATGACATTAATTATCATCCATGGGATACATTTTGGGAATCTTCGATATATACATCGAGTATAAAATGTAAATTAAATTTTACTGGATTATGTTTAATAAATAAAGTCAATATGAAAGTAGAAAAAGATACTTTATTATTTATGGATGATGGAGTATTAGGTTTAGAAGATGCTAGATTATTTGAAAATAATAATAAAATTTACGTAACAGGTGCTATAACTACAGGAGAGGTGAATCAATCAGATAATACATGGAATGATAATAGAATAATGAGACAATGTATTGGAGAATTAGGTACTAGAGGAGAACTTTTAGATAATTTACCTTTTCATAAAATACAATTAAAAATTAATTGTATTAAAGCACATGGAAAAACGAATATAATTGAAAAAAATTGGTTTGGTTATAATGACGATAATAATGAACATATTATTATTAATCCAACATATATACATTTTTTACCATTACAATTATTTAAAGTTAATTTAGAAAATAAAGAAAGTATAAATGAAAAAAGTTTTGCTGTTAATAGTAGACCAAAATCAAATTTAATATTATCTATTAATAATGCATTGACATGTAGCAAATTATATAATATAAATGAAACCGATTTAATTAAAAATCTTAATAATAAATATAAAAATTATTCAAGTAATAATGAACAAATTTTTAGATTATCGGGTGGATCATGGGGTATAAATTATAATGATGAAATTTTATTTATAGGTCATCTCGTAGTGTATGTATCTAATTTTGATATTGATAAAGTAAATGATGAAATTAAAATGAATCCAAATAATTTAATTTCCATAAATTTAATACATTTAATATTTAACAGACCAAAACAATTAACTTTTTTTCAAAAAACAACTAGATATTATAATGTTTTTTTTACCATTAAAAATAATAAATTAAATAGAATTTCGCATGCATTTAATATATTTAGTGATAAATATAGTGATACAAGTGTAAATTTTCCGACGGGCTTAATCAATACAAATAATCATGAATTTTTTATAAGTTTTGGCGAGTCTGATTCAAAATGTATATTAATGAAAATATCTAAAAACGATATTGATAAATTATTTAATGAAACAGATAATCCTTTAAAATATAAATTTATGACATTTGATAGTTCGACACAATTATTATGTTATACACATAATAAAATTTATAAAATTAAATACTAAATAATAAAAAAAAATTTTAATTAAATTCACCATAACCAACAATTTTCATAGTACCTTCATCTTTTTTACATACAATTATCATTGTATTATTTTCTATACAAATTGGTTTCATTAATTGAAACTTATATTTATCACCAATATTAACAAGTTTTGCTTCTGTTGATATATTATTTGTTTGTAAATATAAGGTGTCATTAATTTGTGCATCCCATTTACAATCAAACACTTCAGTTCCAATGTATTTAATTTCAATTTCAGTATAAACTTCAGGTAGGTGACCTACCAAGCCTACAACATTTCCATTCAAAGCATCGTTTTTACAATAATAAGGATCAATTTCTGTTCCAATTGCAACTAGACCTCCCGGCGTAACATGATCAATTTTAATCTTATCTGATTCTAATGATAATATTTTTGTAATTATTGGTTGTGTAATAAATTGTCCTGTCTTATTTTTAGAAACGATACCTGGTCTAATTTCAATCACATCATTAACAGCCAATTTACCACTAATTAAACTACCACCTATAATTCCACCATTTACATTTAACCATTCAGTACTAGGTTTATTTACATCAAACGATCGTGTAATTCTAAAAATTGATTTTTCAGTAGTTGATTCTAATTCAGGAGGAAATAATTCCATTAAATATTTTAAAACATGATTTAATCCTATCTGTTTACTTAATGAGGTTGGTATGATAACATAAGGTTTAATATCTAATTTATTTAATAAATCATCTAATTCTTTTTTTCTTATTATTGCTATTTCTTTTGAGACTAAATCTAATTTATTAAAACATATTATAATTTTTTCTATTTTAGATAATTTTAATGTTGCTAAATGTTGTGTTAATTGGGGTTTCATAGAAATAGGTTCAGCAGCTGAAACTACAACAATTGCACCTTTCATCAAACATACTGAACACATTGTATTTAATATCAAACTAACATGACCTGCTAAATCTGGTAATGATACATGATTTACTAAATCACATTCAACATCACAACTTTTGCAAATATATTCATTTAATTCAGAATTTGATGAATATAATTCATCACATTCTTTACATTTCCATATTTTTAGATTTGCATAACCACTTTTAATAGTAATATTTCTATGTTTTTCACTACTATGTTTTTGGGTTCTTGTCCCTGTTAATCCATATACTAATGTTGACTTTCCATCTGATACACTTCCTAAAGTGCCGATATTTAAATTTGGTTTGTTAAATAAATCCATTTTATATTCAATCATTTATAATAATATAATAAGTTTTCAATTTTTTATATAATATTATAATGGATAAAAAAATTGTGGATAAATTTAAATTATATGATGAAGAATTTTCAGAGGATGAAATACTTGAATTACTAAAAAAAAAAAAAAATATTATAAATAAAAAAAAAATTATTGAAAAAAAAATTGAGTCTTGCGATGAATTGGATTTATTAGATGATGATTTTGAATATATCGAAGAAGATAGTGGTAGTAGTACTGATTCGGGTACAAATAGTGATGATAATAAAAAATAAAGTAATTTATTTAAGCATTATATGATATTAGTTGATTTAGATCAGGACAATATTCATTTATTTTTTGTAATTGTTGAGGTGATTGATAATGCCATGGTTTATGAACACCAAATGATTTATCACTATAAACTGTTTCTATTGAAAATTCTTTTGCTTCTTCATACGAAGGTTTGTTAATATTTACTCTATCTTGGCATACATTTGCAAAAAACGCATCTTCATTATGCAATTGAGTGGGTGTATATTGTTTTCTATCAATACATTGAGATATAATTTCAAGCATTTTACTTTTTCTTCTTAATGATAAACCACCATTACCAACTTCTTTATTTGTCCATGGTGCACCAACGTAATCATATTTTATAAAATCATATATTTTATCTTTATATTTGTCACATATAATTGTATCTGTTTGAAATAATAAAAATACTTCAGTTGGTATATTATCATAAAAAGATTTATCATATAATAAAGAATTATAATCGTGTATAGTTAAATTGGAAACATTTAAATTAACTAATTTTATTCTATATAATTCATGTGAAAGTTTATTTTTAACTATTTCTTTTACAAAATCTTCATTTTCAGTTCCGTGAAAAATTATAATTTGCCATCTATTATCTAAATGTTTTGTAAAATTTTGTAATACAAATTCTAATGCTCTGTGTTGTCTAGGTTCTATAATTATTGCGGAATATTCGAATTTATCGACTGATTGATCACTAATAAAAGATTCTGAATTAAAAAAACTAATAAAATAGAAAAATAATATTAAAAGTAAGATAATTAAAATATTTTTAATCATATATTTTATATTAGATAAATTATTTTATCTAATATAAATATCATTTCATAATTGCGCTGCTTTATGCTTTTTTATAATTTAATTATATAATATTTTTCAATCCGTCCATAAAATTAACGGTAATTCCCCAATCTAATTCTTTTAATTTTTGATTACTAATATAATATCGCGCATCATTAAAAGGACGATCTTCAATATATTCAATCCATTCATCGTAATTTTCAGTATTTTTAATCATTTTAATTAATAATTTCGCAACTTCATATACTGAGTATTCCATATCTTCATCACATCCAATATTATAAATTTCACCAATTTGACCTTTATTTAAAATAACATCGAAAGCTTTAACGGTATCTAAAACATACATAAATGCTCTTAATGTAGAACCAACGCCTTGGATAGTTACTTTTTTATTTTCTTTTAATAATTTAATAAATTTTGGAATTAATTTTTCAGGATATTGATTAGGTCCATAAACATTGTTACCACGAGTAATAATAATTGGCATTTTAAATGAGTGTGAATAAGTTTGAGCTATTAATTCAGCGCCTGCTTTAGTCCCAGCATAGGGATTTGTAGGATATAAGGTTGAGTATTCGGTTTTTTGTTTCTCATCGGTAGATATGAAAGATTCGCCATATACTTCATCAGTAGAAACGTGGATAAATCTTTCAATTAGCCCATATTTACGACATGATTCAAGTAATGTATGAGTTCCTAATATATTATCTTTAGTATATAATATAGAATCTTCAAAGGAATTTTGAACATGACTCTGAGCAGCAAAATGGACTACATAATTGATATTGAAAATATTTAATACATGTTGAATTAAATCTTTTGAACAAATATTACCTTTAACTAATTTATATCTATTAGATTTTCTAACATTTAAATCAATATTATTTTCACTAGAACAATAATACATTGCATCTATATTTATAATATTAATCTTGTCATATTTATTAAAAATATAATTTACAAAATGAGATCCAATAAAGCCACATCCACCAGTTACTAATATAGTTTTACTAGATTCATTTTTAAAATTATTTACGCATTCTTCTTTCTTTTCAGATTTAACATATTTTAATAATACTTCTCTGGTAGCTAATTTTATATTTTTAATATCTGGATACAAACTTTCTAATTTAGTTGTGTCTAAATAATTATTTGATCTTTTTGAACTTAATATTTTATCTTGTTCTTCAATTGTAAAATTAGACCATGTAAAAGTAGGATCAACTATTTCTTTGTACATTTCTAAAATTTCATTATGTGATATAACACCTGGATTAGTTAAATTGATAGTACCTTTACAGTGATTTTGCATCATATTAATAGCAATTGGGATAAGTTCGGGTAACACAGTCATTGAATTCGGAATAGAACATATTTTGCTATAATTAGTAATTTTTGTAATAAAATTTCTAGGACTATTTGTGCTAGTTATTGGCATTCTTATTCTTAAATTCAATACATTGTCAAACATATGCATTAATCTATCAGTAAATCCTTTTACTATTGAATATGATGATCCAAAAAAGTTAGGTAATGAATTTTCATTAAACATTTCATCTTTTTCGATTGATTCAAATATACATCCTGTACCGAGATATGTAAAATGAATATTTTTTTTCATACACACAATTGCTAAAGATAAGGGAGAAAATAAATTATCACGAATATTATCAACTAATTTACCGGGTTCTTCTAAATAATCTATTGTAGAATAAATAGTATCATTTATTCGACCATGAGTTCTGCCTATAAGTGATAAAATATGTGTTGGTTTAACATCATCAATTTCTTTTTCAAGATTATCAATATTATCAACTCTTGATTGTCCAATTATATATTCAATATTTTGCGAGATCAAATATTCTGTAACTTGTCCACCAATCCAACCATTTGCACCAAAAATTAATATTTTCATAATTTTATTATATATATTATCGTACAAAAAAAGTTAAATATATTAAAATTGTAAAAATTAATAATAAAATAATATTATTAAACGAATTAAATTTATACAAGCTAGTAGAGGGTGTTATCAAACTAGATACTTTAATATTTTGAAAACTTTCAACTTTTGCAATATTGTCTACATTTATCCAATTAGGCATTGGTGTATGCCAAAAATTTACATTATATACAATATTTGGATTATATAATCCTGCTAAATATGAAAATGAACTTTTACCAAGTACTAATACATCAGCATTTATTAAATGATTTAATGTATCTATAACATCTTCATTCGCTTTTAATATAATATTATCACATAATATTGAATCAAATTCATTTTTATTTTCTTCAGTTATTTCTGTAAATATGTAAATAATACCTTGTTGATAAATTCTTCTTAAATTATTAATAATATCCATCACTTGTTCAGTGGAAGCATATCTATTATTATTATGTACTTGTGAAACATCACCACGACGTACATGAACTGCAATATTAAAATCATTAGGACTATAAAATTTTAATGGTATTGATTTCATCATTGATCTTAACAATGGCATTGCTTTAGTATATATAGTAACATTTGCTTCACATATTGTATATGGTAAATAAATTTTCATTAAAATATTTTGATCACTATTTATATATTTTTGAATACTATCATGTGTTGGGTGTGATTCTTCTACTATTTCATCAAACGTATAATCATCTACTGAATCAAAATTTTTAGCAAATCCAAAATAATCTTCAATATGATTTAAATAGGTACATTTAGATAAATCTGAATTTTTTTCTTTAGGATTACAATTTTCGATATGTTCCATATGTTTAATTTTAGTATGAACGTATTTTATATTATAGTGCATTGCAATACATATTATACCGATAATACGTTGATATTGTGCAGCGAGACCATCTTCATTAGTATTTATATTATAAGTTAAATATAACATTAATTATAACTATATTTTATTAAATAAAATTAATTAATTTTAAAAAATATGTGATTTAGCTTTACTATATATTTTATAAAAACATATAAATTCATATTATAAAAATATATAGATGTATATATACATGGGTTTTTTAGATGATATTATAAAAGCTACACGTCCACAGGCTCAGGTAGTAGGTCAAGAAGTACCGAAAGAATTTGGACAAGTTCAGGTACAAAAAGTAGTAGATCAAGGAGTACCGAAAGAATTTGGACAAGTTCAGGTACAAAAAGTAGTAGATCAAGGAGTACCGAAAGATTTTGGACAAGTTCAGGTACAACAAGTAGTAGATCAAGGAGTACCGAAAGAATTTGGACAAGTTCAGGTACAAAAAGTAGTAGATCAAGGAGTACCGAAAGAATTTGGACAAGTTCAGGTACAAAAAGTAATGGATCAAGCACAAATTCAGGTAAATAATCAATCACCATGTGATCCAGAATATACTTTTGACGGTGTTATGATGTGCAATGCCAAACAAGCGCAACCTCCTTGTCCGAATAATTTTAATTTATCTGGAAATATGTGTATACCACCAAGAGGTCAACGATATAGTAAAAATTGGGGTTCGCAATGTGACCCAGGATATAATTCGGATGGTTTTGCAATGTGCAATGCTCAACAAGTGAACCCTAGCTGTCCTGTAAACTTAAAATTAGTAAATGGTAATTGTGTGCCTTTTAAAGGTCAAAATTATAAAGCAAACATACCACTATTTAATCCAGTAAAAGTAGTAGATCAAGTAAAAGTAGTAGATCAAGCACCACCTGTACAGACAAATAATCAACCATCATGTGATCCAGGATATCAGTTAAATGGTGATTTATGCATTTCTCAAAGTGCAACTCCGATATGTCCCGGTAATTTACATTTGGAAGGTAATACATGCGTAGGTCCAAAAGGTGGAACATACTTTAATCAACAAAATCAGTTTTGGGGGTTTAATCCATCACGAACAGAATGTGATTTCGGTTATCAACAACAAGGGAACCAGTGCGTTGCACAGGGTCAAGCACCCAGATGCGCTAACAATTTTAATGTGGTTGGTGCTTTATGCATGGGTCCAAAAGGTTCGATTTATTATCCAGCTAATAAACCAGAGAAAGTAGTTACACCATTAAAATGTGATCAAGGTTATGATTTAAATGGTGATTCATGTATTGCTCAACAAGTGCTTCCAACTTGTTCTAATAATTTAAAATTAGTAAACGGTAATTGTGTAGGTCCAAGAGGTCAAACCTATGCAGCTGACAAGGCTATAAATCTATTTGGTGGTGATAATAAACGTTTAGGTATAAAAGACATACTTGATAGTGTTCAGACTAATAATAAAGTAAGTGATGTTAAAACATGTCCTGAATATTGTAATGGTGATTTATATACAAATTGTGTAAGTGCGAATGGCGATTGGTGTAAGAAAAGTTGTAGAAATGTATCAGATAAATCATATTGTAATGGAGATTCCTGGGAAGGTTGTGTAAAAGCTAATGGGCAAAGTTGGTGCCAAGATAATTGTAAAGATCGTAATGAACAGTTATATCCAATTGTTGAATGTTTCGGGAATCATAAGAAAAATAAGATGTTTTCATTTGTGAATATATTTTTCTTTATTATTATTCTTGCGTCTTTATATTTAATATATCAAAAATCAATTTAATTTAGAATTATAAACATATATCTAAAAATAATATCTATCTTTATATTAACTCTTACATAATATGGATAAAATATTAAAATCCATAAATAATATTAATCCTAAACCACCAATTCAAGCTATGCGAAGAAAATCAAGTTTTCGTACCATAAATATTAAAAAGAATATGCATGAAGACGAACTAAGTTTTCGCACCAATGCTATAAATATTAAAAAGGATATACAAGAAGACGAACCTAGTTTCCGCACTAAAACTATAAATATTAAAAAGGATACACATATTACTAAATGTGATTTTGATATTTATATGAAATGTTTCATTCATGAATTACAAACACCTGTATCAACTATTAGTCTTGGATTAAATTTATTAGAAAGTAAAAATGAAAATGATTTAAATATAATATGTGATTTGAATAATACTGTTTCATATATAGAAAATATTTTTACACAATTTGTTACTTTATATAATTCTAATATTAGTCTAAATAAATTTGAGCCATTTATTTAATATTGAAGAATTAATTATAAATATAAAATCAATTCTTCGTTATGATATAATAAAAACTAATATACAATTTAATTATTACATTGATTCAGATGTATCTAATTATTTATATGGCGATAGTCATAATATTACACATGTTTTGATAAATATAATTAAAAATGCTATAAAATATAGTGAAGAGAATAGAAAGAATATAATTTCGTTAAATATTAAAACAAATAAAAATACAATAGTAACTCAAGAAATAATTATTTCTGTTTCTGATACAAATAGCCATATTTTACCAAATATTAAAGATAAATTATTTGAATCTTTTAATTCTACAAGTGGATCTGGATTAGGATTATATATTTGTAAAACTATTATAGAATTACATGGAGGAAAAATATTACATGAATTTTTAAATACAATAGGAAATAAATTTATAGTACACTTAGAATTAAAAGTATATGATGGTAATAAAAATATTAACAAAATAGTAAATCTCACAACTGATCAATCTACACAAATACAAAAAGATAATAAAATTTTAAAAGAACATAATATCAATATTATAGAAAAAAATATTGTTTTTAATCAATCAAATAATGATTTTTCTCAACTAGAAAAAAATCAAGATTTATCTATATTAAAAATGGATAATCTATATAATGTTATGATTATTGATGATAGTGTTTTAAATCGTAAATTAATGTATAAAACATTAAAAACAAATATTAAAATCAACAACATATTTACTTCAGAAAATGGATTAGCTGCTTTTTGTAAAATATGTAATCATATGAATATTGTAGACATTATACTAATCGACAAACATATGCCAAAATTAAATGGAATTGTAACAGTAAAATTATTAAGAGAGATAAAGTATGATAAATTAATATTTGGAATATCAGGTATTAATGATATCAAAGATTTATATGAATTTATAGAAAATGGTGCTGATTATGTTTTTATTAAACCATTTGATAAAAATAAAATAAATCAATTATTCGAATTTATAAATAATTATGGTGTAATTAGACAATCAGATAAAAAAATAAAGTTGGTAGATCAAAAATTAGAATGGATATAAAGATTTATAATTTTTATTATGTAATGGTTAAAAAATTATATAAAAAAAAAAATAATTTTAAACAAAAAATATTAAATAAATATCGAAAGTATTTAGATTTAGGTTGGTGTCAAGGTTATATGGCTTTACAATATCATTTGGAAGAAGCTATATTAGAAATTTTATTTCAGCCGAATGGCTTTTGTAAAATTGCTTCAACCTCTATTCTATTGCAAAATAATAATATTTCGTCATCACCACAGATTGCTATATTTTCACATAAATATTATAATCAAATACAAGAAATCAAAAATATAAAAATACATGATTATTGTTGGATAGGTTCGATAGAGTCTTGTAAAGAATATAGAATATGGATAATTGATTTTGCAAAAAAAAATTTTACTAAAAATTCAATTTTTATAAATACAGATTTTCCAGACGATTGGATAAAATTAGGTGATTATGATTTAACAAATTTTAAAATTGGATATAATCCAAAATTACAAAAAGATAATCAGTCAAAAGATATACAATATCGAAAAGTAGAAGAAAATTTATTTTATTTTCAATGCATGAGACAAAGTAAATTTTGTTTATGTCCACGTGGTGATGCACCATGGTCATTTAGATTTTATGAAATTTTAATGTGTGAAAGCATACCTATTGTAAATAATATTCATGACACATATAGAACTTTAGAAGAATCGCTATTAGATTATAAATTTTTACTAAAAGATAATGAGATATCTTATGATGAATCAATTATCACACATAATACCAAAATATTTAGAAAAATCCACTTATTAAATTAATTATAGTTGAAATATAATGCAATATCATAAATTTTTACTATAATAATATTATAAAAATAAGTAACAAAATTAGTTTTATTAATTATGTTAATATTATCAATCTCTTTTTTATAAAATTCAGTTATATTAATTACACAATTCTTTTTATAATAATTTGCTATATTATATTCGGTAAAGTATTTAATATAATAATTATGTTCTTTTGAAAATTTTCCTGCTGACCATCTGGTTGTTCCATTTTGTGATCTAACGGTATACATTACATATGGAAAAAATTTAACTCTATTAAACATGGACTCTTGTTGTAAATGAAATTTAATTATTTGTTCTAAATTCCATGAATTATAATTTTTTAATTTTCTAAAATAATAATGTGATTTTAATACAAAATTATTTAATATATTCAAATAACTTACAATATTTTTTTTTGATAAAACTACATGTCTATCAGTTACACCGCCATAATATTCGCAATTTGGAATCCAAATATTATGTTTATCTAATAATTCTATTTTAGGATGCGGTAATGTATAAATATAATCACTTCGAGTAATAATAAATCTATCATATTTATCAATTAACTTATTTTCCAATAAATGTTGTAATAAAAACCATCTATAAAAAATTAATATACCTGCAGAACCTGGATGTTCATTTTTATCATCTTTAATACCACCTAAAAATTGATCTTTTATTTCTAAAAATTTACGCCATGGTAATTGGCATAAAAATGTAAATTTTTGAAACCAACTAAAATAAGATTTATTAATTATATGATCATAAGCATAATCGAATGCAATTGCATAATCAACAGGTTCATTATAAAGGAATTTATATTTTGCTAATTTATAAAATGGATTATCATAATCATAATCCTCTTTGACGCCAATACATAAACATAAATCTGCATTTAATTCATCAATTAAATTTTCTTTAATATTAGTAAATGTTAATTCATTAGCTCTTGTTTCAGCCAATATTATAACTAATGTTTTATTTTGCTTAACTATCGCGTTAGTCTTAGCAGTATCCGTATAGTGGTAAATTTTATCTTTTATAAAATTATATATATTAGATTGATAATAGTACATATATTAAATTATTACATAATAGTTTTAAATCAATTTATATTTTTCTAATATTATATAATATGGAAGATGATTTTTATAATTTTGTAAATGATAAATGGTTAATTGATAATCCAATTCCAAATGATAAATCTATATGGTCTCAATTTAATGTATTGAATGAAAAAAATTTATCTAAAATAAAAGAAATTATTACATTGGACAATAAAACAAAAATTTTATTTGATCAAGGTATGACAACAAGACAATCAATTGAACATGTACAAATATTAGAAATGATAGAATCAGTTAATTCAATAGATAATTTACTTATTTTAATGCTTGAATTACAGATTTATTTTTCTTTAAACATTCCTATTAAATTAACAGTACATTCGAATATGAATAATACTAAAATGAATATATTATTTATTAATACAGGTGGATTAGGATTACCGGATAGAGACTATTATTTTAATGAATCTTATGAAAATCAAAGAATAGAATATAAGAAATTTATGAAAACCTATAGTAAATTATTTAATTTAGATTTAGACATTGATAAAATTTATTTTTTAGAGGAAATGATTGCAGAAAAAACATATAATAAAACAATGTACCATAATCCAAAATATACAAATAATATTCGAACATATAATGAAATTGTTAAAGATTATTCTAAATTTACTTTTTTGGATCATTTTTTTACAAAATATAAAAAAGAAAAAAAGGAAATAAATATTACAAATCCAAATTATTTTAAACGTATTAATGAATTATTAATAAATGAGTTATTACCTATTTGGAAACAATATTTAAAATGGATTTTTATATTAAATATTTATAAATATGAAAATATAAAAATCGAAGAAGCATATCTAACATTTTATGAAGAAATTCTTGAAGGGAAAAAAACATTAGAACCTTTAAATGAAAGAGTAATATCAAATATAATAAATAATCTTGGTCAAATAGTAGAGTCAATATATATTGAAAAATATTTTAATAATGATATTATTGAGGGGGTTGATAAAATGATAAAAAATATAATTAGTACAATAAAAGAAAATATATTAAGTTATGATTGGCTTGAAAATAAAAAAAATGCTATATTAAAATTAGATAAAATGAAAATTAAAATAGGATATCCAAATAAAAAAGGATTACTAGATTATTCAAATCTTAATTTAAGTTTAAATAATTCATATTTAAAAAATAACATATTATGTATTAAATTTTATAATGATTCAATGTTTAATAATTTATATACTGAAAAGAATGAATATAAATGGCATAAATATGCATTTGAAGTAAATGCATATTATTCACCTTTAAATAATGAAATAGTATTTCCTGCAGGTATTTTGCAAGATCCCTTTTTTGATTTAAATGCTTCTATTGAAAAAAATTATGGTGGATTGGGTTATATTATAGGACATGAAATAATACACAGTTTTGATTCATATGGACGTTTATATGATGAAAATGGCAATTTATCATATACATTATGGACTGATAAAGATAATCAAAAATATTATGAAAGGGTTAAAATTTTATTAGATCAATTATCAAAATATAAATTAAATCAAAAGTTGGTTGAAGGTGAAGCTATTGCAGATTTAGGTGGATTATTATTTTCTTTACAAACTTTAAAAAAACAAAAAACGGTAGACTTGAAAATTTTTTTTAAATCATTTGCAAATATTTTTGCGAGTAATATTAGAGAAGAAAAACGCAAACAAAAATTATTATTAGATTATCATCCACCGCATAATATAAGAGTAAACAATACACTTAAAAATATAGATGATTTTTATACAACTTTTAATATAACAAAAGGTAAAATGTATCTAGAAAAAAATGCGAGAACACGTGTTTGGTAAAGACTTTTTGTATTATAGATTGGTAAAGAAAATTATTTTTTATCTAAATAATAATATATGAATTATATTTTGTTAATCTTAATATTTTTAATAATAATTTATATATTTTCAAATAAGAAAATAGAAAATATGACATTAGGATATTATAATTTTTTAAGTGATAATAGTGTTGAATTGGTTAAAAATAAATTATATCTTAGTAATGAATTAATTGAAATATCAGCAATTGAAACGTGTTTAAAAACAATAAATCTTGATTTTAAAAATAATATTAATACTATAAATAATAATAATATTTTAATTTATCAAGATATTGTTGATCCATTATTAAATACAGTTGAAATTAATAATGAAAATTTTAACATAATCAAAATAGCTTGGAAACGTAGTAAATTAGCTTGGAATGGTAAAGCAGTAGGTCTTGAATTTCATATTGTATTGAATAATTATAAATCAATTAAAAATACAACTATTATAATACCTTTAGATTTGTATAATAGTGATAAATTAAATATAACAAGTTCAAATGATGTTCCAAGTGTTTTTTCACCGTTTATTGAAACTAAAGTTAATCAGTCACAAAATGCATTTGCTTTAAATAAAAAATCATATCAAACTAATGAATATAATATTATTAATCCAGGTAAATGTAAAAATAATAAATGTTATGATAATACACAAACTATTAATAGTACAAATAATGATATTGAAGTCATTGATGTAAATGATAAATTATATCATTCAGAAGGATTTAAAAATTTATTTTATAATAAAAAATTATCCGATGATTTTGATGGTTTAACCGCACAAATTGATAATATTGATATAGATATAAATATAGATAATTCAGTAGTAGAAAAAGACATTATAAAGAAAAATTATTTTAATCTTAATAATACTTTTGCAAATACTAAAAATTCATTTCCTGATATAAATAGTCAAATGTTAAGTGAAAATTCTTACAATCATGAAAAGAATAAATTTAATTTAAAAATTACGTATAAAAAATCATTTGATGTTAATAAAATAACACTAAATAATTTATTATATAATACTAATCAAATTCCACTTTATCAATGTTGTAGTGATAGTATTGGTCCGATAATGTTATTTAATTTATCTAATTTACAATTAATATTTAAAAATATTACATTATTTTATATTTTATATAGTGAATCGGGTGAAAAATATTATATAACTGATCCACATCCCTTTTCGGAAGACATTGGTTTATATATTCGTCACAGTATAACCGATGATAATCTTATAAGATATGTAAAAAAATTTATTTAGATCTGATAATCGGGATCCCGTAATATATGTTAAAGATACTATTTCTAATATATATATGAATTTATATGATATATTAGAAATAAAACATAATGCAACTGAGAATGAAATTAAAAAAGCTTATCGTAGATTGGCTTTATTATATCATCCAGATAAAAATTTAAATAGTAATACACACGAAAAATTTCAAAAAATTCAATATGCATATGAAATATTGATTGATGCAAAAACTCGTATAGAATATTGTAAATTAAATAATATTGAACAAAATAATTTTGTAGATTTATTACAAAAATTATTTAATGGTAGACTTGCATTAAATGAAATAAATTCATTTGGTATTAAATTTGATGATAGTGATTGGAAATATTTAGAAAGTAATTTTAAGAGTTTGCTAAATGCATTAAATTATAAAGAATTATTTGATTTTTATAGGAATGGTAAATTTGTTAGAAAAAATCTAGATTCAAATATTAGTTTTTCCGAAACAGATGTTGTAACAGAATCAGATTCTTATTACAAGTTACCTGTAAATTATCAAAGGATAAATGATTTAGATTTGAGAATAAATTTAAATATTACACTAAATGATATATTAAATAATAATAAAAAAAAAATTAAAATTAAAAGAAAATCAAATGATAAAAATATAATAAATACATTTATATTTAATATTGATAAACCATACATAGTTTATCCATTATACGGTGATTCAAATAATGAGGATAGTGGTAATTTAATAATTAAACTTGTTTTAGATAAAATAAATTATGTATGGGATGATGAATTTTTAATTATTGAACAAACTATGAATATATATGAAATGGTTTATGGAATAGATATTAAATTAGAATTAGGAGATGAAGAAATAAATATAAATAAATGGTTACCATGTAGAGATGGATTTTTAATGCAAATAAAAGAAATTAATAATTATAATATTGCAATAAAATTAATTTTAAATTACGATCATTCTGATGAGAAACAAGAATTATTATTCAATTATTTTAATTAACTATATCTATATATAATTAAAATGAAATGGATTAATTTTACAATAAACAATTTTGATAAAATATTATATCTAAAAAATAAATTTAATAAGTTTACTGTACCATTGTTGATTAATTATATGAAAGATGAAAAAAAATTAATTAATCAATTACAAAATATTGATTTTAAGATTGAAGAAATTAAATTACCTTTGGATCAATTAAAATCATATAGTTCTTCATATTTTGTTAATACTGATGGTGTTTTAAATGATTTAAATAATCTTATTATTGAAGTTAAAATATCATTTGGTAATAATAATATTTATTTAAAATGTACAAAAGATAAATTTGAATCAATTAAAAAAAGATTACCTATTTTTTTAAAAATGATAGTATATTTAAAAAAAACGAAAGAATTAAATATATATTTAATTTTAACTAAATTAAAAAAACAATATTTCAATAGTAAAGAAATTGGTGCTAATCATGTTAATAGTGGTTATACGGATTTTAATAAAAATATAATATTTATATGGCGTGAAGAAGAATTTGAAAAAGTTACTTTTCATGAGTTAATGCATATTTTAGATAAAGATCATAGAAATGAAAATTTTGATATTGATATTAGTTATGAAATAAAAGAGGATATGCATAGATATTATGAAGCCTTAACTGATTGTAAAGCTATATGTTATAATATAATATATTTATCTATTTTAACTAATCTTAAAATTAGTTCAATATTAAAATATGAAATTTATTTTATGAATAATCAAGCATTGTATATGCAATCAATATTAAATCAAGGTATAAAACAAAATAGTTCAGTATATGCATATTATATTTTAAAAGCTAAATTATTTAATTATTTATCAAATATCGACCAATTTGAATTTGAAGATATTTTTATACATAGTAAAAATGGAAATACACTATTAAATAAAATATATAATAATGAGTTTTTATTAAAAAAACATGTTGATTTTAATTCTTGTAGAATGACTTTTTTTGAATTATATTAAAAATTTATGATTATATAAATAAATTTATTTTATAATTAATAATTATAGAACAACTTCAGTATTAGATTTTTCTCTATCGTAAAAAATCTTAAGAAAAGACATCCATCTGCTAAATTCAATAATATATTTATCATCTTCATAATTTGAATCAACGTTAAAATATTTTCTAGTATCACTATCTAAAATAGTTTTCTGACCAGCTCTGAAATGTTCTAGTTTTTTACCTAATAAACTTCTAACTTCCATCATAGAAAATAAGTCAGTCTCTTTCAAACTTAGAAATTTTCTAAGAACACCAGGTACTGGTTTTTTCCCTTGAATTCCACTATTAGATTTATTTTCTCTCTTTGGTTTTTCTTTCAGAGCCTTTTTAACTTCTTCTTCATGCAAAATATCCATTGCTTTATTAAGTTTAAATAATTTATTTAAAGTTGATGAATGGTCTCTTTTTTCAGAATTTAATTTTTTTTCATCTTCTTTAATAGTTTTATCCAATGTATCTAATTCAACTAATAATTCATCTCGTTCAACTTTTAATTTTAAATAATTTTTTTTCTCGGGTTTTAGTTTCTTTTCTTTCTTTTGATCAGTTTCAGGAGGATTTTCTTCATCATCTTCCTCTTCTTCATCGTCATCATCCTCGTCAGAATCATTAACCGAGATTTCAGTTTCAGAGTTAGAATTAATATCATCCGAATCTACATCTTCTACAGTAACCTCTTTAGTTTTCTTAGCAGTTTTGGCTGTTTTATCAGTTTTATCAGTTTTATCAGTTTTATCAGTTTTATTAACCATTTTCTTATCAGTTTTAGGGGTTTCAGCTACTTTTACAGTTTTGACCATTTTTTTTATTAATAATCAAAGTTTACTTCAATTATTTATTTTGTCAATTTTTTTTGTTAATTAGATGATTTATTATGCAGCAAAAGGTATAATAAATGTTTATTTTTAAATGGATAAACTAATTAGTAAATTATTATTTTTAAGATTTATTAAATCATAAACTTTGATAAATGAATATAACAGGTATTTACAAAAAAAACATTATAATTACAATAATCTACAATATTTACATCATTTTATTTTTAGTCTATACTTTTGCTACATATCATCTAAATTATTTTTATAATATATCAAAATAAAATATGTATTATATATACACCCACGATTCATCAAAATTTACATGGTAAAAATCATAACTCTTACCTAATTATATTTGTTGAAATAATAAAAAATTGAAAAATTAACTTTTTAGATGTTCCAAGATTTTTAATTAAATTAATTTACCAAAATGTCATTATCACAACAACTAAATCAAACTCATGTACAACAACAACAACAACTAAATCAAACTCATGTACAACAACAACAACAACTAACTCAAACTCATGTACAACAACAACAACAACAGTTAGATCAAACTCATGTAAATGAACATCAGACTCGCTCAATTCGCAATACTTTAGCCAAATTTCTAATAAATCTTCCACCTCTGAATATCAGTCTAGCTTCTGCTGCTAATCCGGATCCACAGAAAATGAATCTTTCATTGAGACATTCAATAGCAATGCATAGAAATAAAATCTTGCAACAGAATCAGCAATACGACGAGCGACAACAGCAACAGAATCAGCAATACGACGAGCGACAACAGCAACAGAATCAGCAATACGACGAGCGACAACAGCAACAGAATCAGCAATACGACGAGCGACAACAGCAACAGAATCAGCAATATAATGAGAGACAACAGCAACAGAATCAGCAATATGATGAGAGACAACAGCAACAGAATCAGTAATATGATGGGACATCAACAGACTCAACAATATGATGGGACAATAACAGAATTAGCAACATGATGAGAAGCAACAGAATCAGCAATTATTATTATATTTCATGAAATATAATAATAAAGTACAATATTACGTATTTTTGCAAATATTATGGATATTACAGACAACATTTTAAAATGTAACTAAAATGTTTGATGTATTCTTGACAATATTTATATTATTAACGTAATTATTAATTTTAATGTCCTTTTTTTTATATAATTTATTTATTTTTTTGACTTTACAGTCCGGTTTGATTTTTTTATTCTTATTCATATCAAACTCTATATTATTTCGATTTTCCATAACATAATTAATTATATTTTTAGAAATAAACCATTTAAAAAAATTTAATTGTCCTATCGTTGTGATTAAACAATATTCTTTTATAAAATATGGAATTCGAATACCACGTGCAAAGGGATCAAAACATCTTTTCTGATAAATTTTTAATTGTTGTTTATACGATTGGTAAATATTAAACATATTTTTATTATTATCATCTGCAACACCCTCATTATTTGATTTAATACATATTTTATTTTTTTTTGAATATTTTGTTACGAAATAATCAATTAATCTAATTGATATTTTAGATTCTGAATTAATAATATCTAAAAAATCATTCAAACTATTTAAATTTTGATAAAAATGTTCTATTGATTTTAGCAATATGTTCTCATGTGAACTAATTTTAATTAATTTTAAAATGGTATCGTTTAAATTTACCATCTATATTTCTATTATAAAATGATCCTTTATATTACTTAATATTAGACATCGATTATAGATGTATCTTGATCTGATAGATTATCATTGATATCTAATTTTACATTATCTTGTTTTATAAAAAAAGAATTATTATCAGATACAGAATCATTATCTTCTAATAAATTATTATTTTCACTACATATACTGTCTTCCAAAAATTTATAATTATATAGATTATCAATTTTAAAAGATATACTAATCGGTCTTAATAATAAACCAAAGCTGTTTTTATTTATCCATATAGCATAACATTCTACTATAATTCTACAAGTACCATCTTTGGGTATATCATAAATTTCTATTTTTTCTTCATTATTAATAGAAATAGTAGTTTCAAAATTATTACATTTTATTAAATTTAATTTTAATATATTCTCTTCACATAAACATTTTTGATAACTTAAAAATTTTTTTTTAAACCATAATGGATTATTTTTACAGTCATTAATTATTTGATCATCTAATTTATTAAAAAAATCAATAATTATATTTTTTTTATTTACATTTTCACATTTTATTGGAAAATCTAATTCACACTTATCATTTACACTTACATTATTAGTTAGTGTTGGTAACTGAAAAACAAATTTAGTTTTACGCGCCTCTTCTTGATTAACTTTATATTTAATAAAAATTAATTTTTTATCATTGTTTTCTTTAATTTCTGTATAAACAATATTTGATAAATTAATATTTGATAATAATAATGGTTCTAATGACATATGTATATATAGTTATAAAATTATAATGTTTAAATAAATTTTACTTGTTTTTAACTGCTTTTTTAGTAGTTACAGCTTTCTTAGTTTTTGACGGTGGTTCAGGCAAATTCACTAATTCGTCATCTGAATCATCACTTTCAACTTCTACTATTTTTTTAATAACTTTCTTTGGTTTTTCAGATTCTTCGGATGAATCGTCTGATGACTCAATTTCTACAATCTTCTTTTTTACATCTTCTACTTTTTTAGAGCTCTTTAAAACAGGAGGTTCGTCATCAGATGAATCATCACTATCTGCTTTCTTCTTAGAATCCTTTGAAACTTTAGGTTCGTCGTCAGATGAATCATCACTATCTGCTTTCTTCTTAGAACCCTTTGAAACTTTAGGTTCATCATCAGATGAATCATTATCTACTTTCTTCTTAGAATCCTTTGAAACTTTAGGTTCATCCTCAGATGATTCATCACTTTCAACCGTTTCCTTTGGAGAACTTTTAACTTGTTTTTTTGAAATTTCTTTATCGCTTTCTGATTCAGCAACTTTCAGTTTTTCAAATTTAGTAACTGTAGCAGTTTCTTCCTCGTCGTCAGATTCTAAGAATAACTTGTGATCTGAATCAGTTGACATTGAATTACCAAGTGCAACTTCAACTCGGTGTACTTTAGTTCTGATTCCATAAGCATTAGAACTAATCCAAATACTTGAAAATGACATAATACATCTTACATATTGTGAATTCTGAATAATCTCTGAATATTCTTCAATCGTAATTACTTGAGTACTTTCTTTAATACCTTTTTTATTATGAGGTTCCTCGCCACTTACAATTTGATTACATAATTTTACATAGATAGTTTCATTTGTTTCTTCAGATACACCAATGATTTTTTCAATCTTAATATATTTCTTTTCATTAGTATCAGGATTAGTATCAACATAATAAAATTCAGTCTTCATCTGACCAGTTTTAAAATCAGTATCCAATCTTAATTTTAAACTAGGAGGATTAGTATAAAATTTACCTTGAGTCTTTAGACTTTCAACTTCAACTTCTTCATATTTTAGAGGTGAATAGATTAATTTTTCTAATTTCTTATAATTTTTACCACCTAACTTTTTTCTAGTTTCAGATGATTCTAAAAGTGTATTAATTGGTTTAAAAATGTTATTCAATACAAAATTATGTTCTTCATCATCAGGATCAAAAGGAGCTTCAAGAACGGGTTTATCAGGGACAAACCACTGTGATTTTGTATTAATACCATAAATATTTACATCTCGTCCCTTGTGTTTATTAATTGTTGTTTTAGGTAATTGGAAGCCAAATTTAGCAAAATTAATTCCATTATTGTTATATTTAAGATTACTCACTAAATTGCCATTATCTGACTTTTTAGCTTCCTCAATAATAAGATTATTGATATTAAATTTACTGTATTTCAATAATAATCGGTTGTCCATTTTTTTTACTAAATTAAGTTTATGAGGTCAAAACATTTAGAATGCAATTTTTTTTAATTTATATAAATAAGCATGTTTTTAATGAATATACGATCATAATTTATGTGATTGTTACTAAAGCTCAGTTCTAACTAGATGTCCAGACATCGGAGCTATAATTTCAATAGGTTTTTGAAAATAACCGTATTTAACCAATCCATATGTAGTAGAAGTATGTTCAAATTCTATTATATTCAATAAAGTAGTTAATTTAATTTTATTTACATATAATTTAAAAAATTTTTTAAAATTATCATTAAGTATAACTTCATCAGTTGATATCAAATACGTAAGCAAACATTTAATTCTCTTTCTAATAAAACTATTCATATTAATAATATATGGTCTATTTTCCAAATATAAAAATATTAAAATATCTTCGTTAAGTACTATAATGTTCATTTGTAATATATAATGCTTTTAATCATCAAAAACTGTTTATTTCAATTTTTATTATTTATATATAAAGAATATTTTAATATTATATAATAAAATATGGAATTCAATGAATTAAATTTAAATGAAAATTTGTTAAAAGGGGTGTATTTATATGGATTTACAAAACCTTCAAAAATTCAAATACAAGGTATACAGAGTATAAATACTGGTAAAGATTGTTTATTACAATCACAATCAGGTACAGGTAAAACTGCAACATACTTATTAGGTATTTTAAATAGAATAGATGAAACTGAAAATAAATGTCAGGGGATTGTAATTACACCGACGCGAGAATTATCAGAACAAGTTTATAATGTTGCAATGGAATTATCAAAATTTACAAAAATAAAAATTAGTAAATGTATTGGCGGTACATTGATTGAAAAAGATCAATTAAAAAACACACATTTAATTATTGGTACTATTGGAAGAATAAATCATATGATTTTAGATAAAAAAATAAATGTATTTACAATTAAATTTATTATATTAGATGAAGCAGATGAATTATTTGTCGATGGTATAAATGAAAAAATCCAATGTATTTTCAATAAATGTCCCGATAGCATTCAATGTTGTATGATATCTGCTACAATGTCACAAAATGTATTTAATATAAGCAAACAGTTAATGCATGATCCAATAAAAGTACTATTAAAAAATTCTGAAATTGTAGTAGATTTGATTAGTCAATTTTATGTTAATGTTGAGACAGAGGAATTAAAATTTGATACATTAATGGATTTATATAGTTTAATTTCTACATATCAAGCTATTATATTTTGTAATACAATAAGAAAAGTTGATTATCTAAAAGAAAATTTAGAAAAAAATAATTTTGAAATAACATATATTCATGGGAAATTAACTCAACAAGAAAGAGACAATATTATTAAAGAATTTAGAAATGGTAAAACCAGAATATTACTTACAACTGATTTATTAGCGAGAGGTATTGATATCCCTCAAGTTAATTTAGTTATAAATTATGATTTACCAGGTAATAAGGAAACTTATATACATAGAATTGGTAGATGTGGTAGATTTGATAAAAAAGGAATTGCAATTACAATGGTTAAAATGGAAGATCAAATGGATGTTAAAATTTTTAATAAAATGAAAAATTATTATAGAATTGATATTGAAGAATTACCTGATAATATAGATAAATTACTCTAAAATAGAATTAATTATAGAATTAATTATAGAATTAATTATAATTTTAATTATAAAAATAATTTCTAGCATTTTACAATTATGCTACAAATTATTTTATTTTCTATTATTTTATTAATAATTTTATACGATATATACTTTCTATATAATTATATACCTTCACCGCCAGAGAATAAAAAAAATATAATTAATAATTTAAAAGATAAATATAAAAAATTAATTGAATTAAAAAATCCAAATAAAATAAACGAAATTCAATATAAAGCACCTCTAATTAATGAACCTGAACCAATACCTCAATTGATTCATCCACAAATGCAGAGAATAGGAGAATTACAAAATATAAACTCACAATCTAGATCAGATATGCATATGGATATTAATATTAATACGGATATGGATATGGAACCAACTGTTATTAATAGAAATCAACAAATAATATCAGTTGATAGATCAGTCAATATATTTGATAAATCTGATGATAGATTGGATAGATCTGATGATAGATTGGATAGATCTGATAATAGATTAGATAGATCTGATAATAGATTAGATAGATCTGATGATAGATCAGATGAAAGACTGGTTAATATGAATGATTCACCAGATATTAATAAATTTGGTAAACCTTATGAATATGAAGAAAATAAATATATTGTTTGGGAATTTATGGATCCTGCACCTTGGTCTAGAATAGTTTATAAATATAATGAAGAATATCCATATCAATTTTTTATTAAAGTAAAGATACCGTCCTTAAATGATTATGAAAACTGGAAAAATATTATAACTAATTTACAATTTAATCCTAGACCTGGAGAATTAATTATTCCTACAAAGAGTGAAGAAAGTGCAATTGCTATAGCTAATTTAATAATATCAAATTTTGGTGGAAGTATATCATTAGATGATATTATTAAAAAAGATTTAATTGGAATATCTATTGCAAAAGCATCAAAATACGAAGTTGTAAAAAATAAATTAAAAGAACAAATAATAAGTATGCTCAAACCACCACCTTTAATGAGTAGTGTCGATTTTCAACAAGACTTGGCTTCTGGATCAAGTCAATTTGCTTCAGTAGAACAAAAGAAGGATATTGAAGCATGGGAAGGATCCGAATTTGCATTTATTTAATTTTTACGTTTTTTTTTGATTGATGGTCTAACTCTATATGATTCATATTTTCCAGAAGGAACATTTACAACATCTAAATTATAATCATTTAGTTTAACATTATTATTATAAAATACAGATCCTCCTAATTCTGGTTGAAATTGTAATTTATATAAATTGTATTCTGAATACGAATTAATTACCGTCCCTCTAAAAAGAACTTTATTGTCATAAAAATTAAAATATTTATCATTATCAGCTTCTATTTTATTTATTTTATTTTTAAGTTCTTCATTTATATTATTATTTTCTTTTATATAATGTATTTGTTTTTCTTTCTTTATTTTGGGTGTTTTTATATCTTTTTTTCTATTAATAAAATAAAAATATAAAATTATTAAAATTAATAAAATTACTATTCCAACCAATAAATAATTAAATCCCATTACTATATACATGAAAAAAATTAATATGGAAAATTAATTTTTTTGAATTATAAACCAATCATAACAATTTACTAATTCGTGTTGTAAATTATCTATTTTATATATAATTGACCAATTATAATTGTTTAAATATTCTTCAATATTTATAATTTGTTCTATTTTTTCACTGTTGTGAACCCATTTAAAATAGATTCTAGTTTCATCATCATTTGATATTAAATATGAATCTTTATATTTCCAATCTGCATGTTTTTTTACCAAATTAAATATTAGTTTAGATCCTTTTTCAGTTATAATATTTAATTGTTTCCAAAAAATATCATTGCAAAAATGCATCAAACTAAAATTGGCAACAATATAATTATATTTAATTTTAAAATCAAATATACCCCATTTAATATCAAATGATTGCCAATCTTTAGCTAAATCACATGGATATAATTGGAATGTGTTTGAATTTGCATCATACAATTTTAATCCTTTAACTAATTGATTTATATCAATGTCCATTCCCATATATTTTTTAGGTTTATACAAATTAATATTATTAAATAATTTGCAATTTTTGCAACCTAAATCTAACCAATTGCAATTTATTTTTGGATTCATGATATTTATAAATTTTAATAACATTGATTTTTGTAATTTAAAAATATGTAATAATGATTTATCTATTTTATATAATGGTTGATTATCTATTTTATATGGTGGTTGATTATGTATTTCATAATATAATTCAATATTAGATATTCTATTATATTCTAATTGATCCAGATTAGACCATTTTGTTTTATAAATATTAATTATCGTATTTATAATATCATAATTATTTGGCTTCTTTTTATCATATCGTATTTCTTCAGGATAAAAATAAACATTCTGAGTAGATGCATCGCCTATAATAGGATAACATCTAAAAATTTTATTTGCTTGATAAATTTTTTCTGTTTTAATAATACTATCCCAATTATTATTTTCTCGATCAACCCAATTTTTACCATTAAATAGTAAATCTAATGTCATGTGCGATTTTGGTTTTATTTTTATTTCACGATGACCATTTAATGGTGTTAAAATTAATCCATCGCATTTATATATTGATTCTAATTTAATATCTTCTTCAATAAATTTAGTTATTTCAGAATATAATTTATGAGATATATTTTCTATTTTATAAGATGTCTTTGGAAACCATTTATTATAATTATATTCTATATTTAAAAAATCTTTTAATATAGAATTTTCATAAGTATTATAATTACTAAAATCATCAAATGAATTAATTGTTTTTAATTCAATATTTTTTGTAAATGGATGTAAATTTCTTAAAATATTAAATCTTTCAATTATTGATGTATTTGGTATATCAATATCAAAAACTAAATATAAATCGAATTCTTCAATATATTCTGCTTTAATCTGATACTTGAATATTTCAGGGCATTCGGGATAGATTTTCAATGGTAAATTTGTAACTAATATGCCATCTGCTTTTTGTTTTATTAAAAAATTGCTGTATACATTTAATTCTAGAGGTAATAAATGTCTTGGTGGTAATAATGTAAATTTTTGTTGATTTAATTGATAGTTTAATGATCCATTATTTAATATTGTATGCTTTTTATTTGGTTTAAAATGTTTTATTTCTTGTATAACAGATGACATGTTAATTTTAAAATTAATAACTTTTTTATTTTTCATTTTTTTAATGTATAATCTCAAAAAATGTAAAACTCTATTTATTAATATATTTTCTTTTAAATAATCATAAGATACAAAAAACCGTGTATACCTAATATAAAAACAATTTATTATTTTATGACCGTCATTTGCATTATTTAAATATTCTGTTATAAAATTGTAATCTGTTAAATATTTAAAAATATAATTAATTATCGAATTTGCATTATAATAATATTTTATATCAGTAAAAATAAATTCTAATATAAATTCATAATTTTCATTTATTATTTTATTTAATACATATTTACCATTATTAGTTAAATTATACATGCTTTGTGATTGATTATTTATTAAAATGTTGTTCAAAATTAAATCTTCTATTAAGAAAGGTTCAGAACTAATAGGTGAATCTAATAATTCAATTTCACCCGCTGCATTAAAATATAATGTTTTTTTGCGATATATATAATTTAAAATTAACAATATATTTTTTTCATCATTTGTTTTTAACAAATTATATATTTCTTTATAATTTTTATTTTCATTTATTATTTGTTTTGTTATATTAAAAAGTATTTCAAAAGATAAAGTATTTTCACGTATTCCTAAAACATAATAATATTTTGTTAATTCATAAATAATTTTATAATCAGTTGTAAGCAAAATCATATAATTATAATAAAATTTTAAATTTATTTTTGTCGATAACATTTTTATTCTTTTTAATTTGTATTTTCTTGGTATATTAATAGAATCAAGCAAATTATATAATATTATACGAATATTAGATACAATCGAAAAGAATGTATTATTATTCAAATAATTTTTATCTAATAAATTTTTATAAATTCTATCATCCGAATTTTTTATAGCACCTTGAAATAATTCTAAATATTGTTCATTATTAAAAATCTTAATATTAGATTTTTTATACCAAAATAAAAAATTCATTAATGATCCATGCATACATGCTAATACCATATAATCAAAATATGAATCATTTTTTTCAATATGCAATCTTTGTAAATATAAATAACCTTTATCTAAATTTGTTAATTTTGTACAGAGTAGTACATTTGAAGTAAATGCTTTATAATCTTTTATTCTAAAAATAAAATCAAACAGTGCTATATAATATTGTAATTTATAACTAATCTTATTTGTAATATTTATATAATTTAATAAATTATCCACTAACAATGTTACAATTTCATTATCTAATTTTATTATATTACTTATATCATAATCATATAAGTAAGTAATATTATTATCAATTAATACTATTATCTCATTATATTCGATAGATAAGTCGTTCATTATTTATTAATACTCATTATTGTTTTAAATATTTTTTTATCAATATTTTTTGTATAATCTTAATATATAAATATGCAATGTCCACACAGTAATAAGAAATCATACGTAATACCGACAAAAGATTGGTTAAACCACTTGAACTGTTAAAAACTACAGATATGCAAACCTTTGAAACAATGAGAACTAGTCAAATGCTTGATACCGAAAAAATATTAGTTAAATTAACAAATACTAAAAATCATAACTTGCAGAAATATAATACATATCTAAAAAAAATGCCAAATATGGTTTATACTTATTGTGTTATTTTTTGTAATGATTATTTACAGGTTATTTTTGAAAATAAACAATTTTGTAGTATTAAAGATGAAAGATATCCGGTTACATTAGAACTTATGAAATTATATAATATTTATAATTTGTACATTTAATTTGATTTATATTTACTTTATATATATATATATATATGAAAGATTATATATTATATGTTAACAATAATAAATATTATGAAATAAATAATAATAATAAATATAATTATATTCATCTATATTCAATTACAAAATTTATAATATTTTTAGGTTTCATTAATTGTATAAAAAAACATAATATAAGTGTTAATGATAAAATAAAAAAAATATTTCCAAAATATAATTATAATTATACATTTTTGGATATAATAAATCATAAGACTTTATTAAGAAATGATTGGTCGTATCCAAAAAAATCTAAATTACAGATCGAACATGATAAAAGTAAAAATATTTACCAGTTTGCTCTTACAATAAAAGACAAAGATATTAATCCTGGATTTTTTAATTATAATAATTATGCATATAATATTTTAGTATATACAATTTATAAATTAGAAAATAAATATATTGATAAATATCTTGAAAGTTCAATACTTAAAAACGTAATATACAAATGGAAAAAAATTAATAATAAACCAATTGCATCACATGGACTGTATATTCATTCAAGTACTTGTAAAATATTTGCACAAAATATATTGGATGTTATACAAAATAATGATATATCTTATTTTTGGGATGCAACTATGTATTTTACTATAAATAAAGAAAAAAATTATTTAATTGGTCATAGTGGTTCCGGTGGACAATGGCTATATTATAATACTAAAACAAAAAGTCTTTTATTTTGGGTTGCGTATGGTAAATATGATGCTAAAATTGAAGAAAAACGAACACCTACAAAATATTTAGATATATTTTTAAATATGGCAACTAAATATTAATCGATATATTGAAGTAAAATTTTTTGTAAAATAAAATATTATTTAATATAATATTATATAATGATTACTATTTATAAAAAAAATATAAACGATAACACTACTTTAATAAAAATATATAAAACTAATCAACATTTAATATCATTTAATGATTTTTTACACCTTTGCACATTTAAAACGCCGAATAAACGGGTAAAAAAATATACAAAGATGTAAAAATTTGGGTAATATGAAGCATGAGCAACATATGAATTCTTAAGAAGTAACTGCCCTACAAAATATTTCTGGTCGTTTTCCTGTTGAGAATATATTCTCAACAATACTTAACATGTTTTGTACTGCATTCTTATCTCTGTTGTGGATTATTTCGCACTTAGGCTTAACCGATGAACACCGTAATAATCCGCTAACAAGTTCTTTTTTGCTTTCTTTTATTAATTTTGGC